TGTTTCCCTTGTCCTCAATGGATTTCAGGATGGATTCTACGGAAGACTGGACATCTTCGGTATCTGCCGGGTCTTCGGCGGTAATCATGCTGGTTTCGAGCTTTGCAATGCCGTCCTCCATGTGATTCAGCTGTTCAGCCTTTAGGGTATTTCCATCCTTAAAATTCTGTTTTTCATACGCCATTTGTATCAACCCCAATCATGTATCTTTTATCACGTCATAGATTACCCGTTGCCAGTTTAAATGGGCAAATTACAATAGAAATCAACATCCACATGCCAACCTGCCGAACTAACTTCTATACTATTGTTTGTCGGATTGAAAGCCGCTAAATTATATCTAAAAGTGTACGGCTTTCCTGCCGGGGTTGTGGTGATTGGAGTCGTATCGTTTTTGTAGCAGTTGCCAGTAAGAAGAAAATTAACACTCGTACCGGTAACATACGACGATACATACCTTGGAATCACAATGATTCTTTTATATGTATCTTTATCTACTTCAATAGTGTCGGGAACAATAAATGAAGTGGAGCCCTGTGCCACTAAATAAAAAAATGAATTTGCTGGTATTGTAAATGTCCCTGATGGATAGAACGATGCACCGCCAATCTTGGTTAGAACGCCATTCCCGCCAGCCAGCTGAGTTCATGCAGCGTGCCTTCATAGAACCGCCCGTGATTGCCGTCCGCGTCCTTGAAGTGGATCGGCGCGAGACGCTAAGAGGGGCTTTTTTGTGCGGTTAAACAGTAGACGTTATTGCGTCTATCAGGAGAGCATATACAAACAAACACATCTGATACCTAAGGTGTTTGGTTTGACAAATGGTTTGCTGTTATCTTCATATCTCCAATAAACGCGCAAATTGAAAGTCACAGATTTTTTGTTACTGCTTAATTCAACGTCACTGACTGAAATCATCGTTGGCATAGTGCCTGTTGAAGTTCTCGTGGCATCGGGAACCACCATGACAACCGGCATACCAGTGGGAGACAGACCGCTACCATAATCGCTAAGTGACATACCATACGGTATAACGTTCGTGTAGATTTGACCATTATCCGAATCATAGGTAGCGTCAGGCAACGCTATGCTATAATCTACGTGGTCGTGAACGAAATACCTTGGCAAAGGATAACCGCTACCGCTCCCCGCGCCTTCCAGCGCAGTAACGCGCGTGTCCATATTCATCACGCTGGTGTTCAGCCCAGTCACAGTCGTTCCCAGCGACGTCACGCTGGTTTCGAGCTTTGCAATGCCGTCCTCCATGTGATTCAGCTGTTCAGCCTTTAGGATATTTCCACCCTTAAAATTCTGTTTTTCATACGCCATATCATTATCCTCCATAAGTACATTCATCATGCCAGCACAGATACATCAAGAACAGCAAAGCCAAGGATTGCTGTTTTATCATCTGACGTGCTCGTACCTTTACTTCCAAAGCGATTGATGACCAAGCCATCTTTCTTTATCATCACAAGTACATCAAGATTCATTATTCCTCCTCGCCATCAGTAAGTGATGGAATCTGTATATCAGTCTTTTCTTCTTCGATCTGCTGCATCACCCAGTCAACATCATCGACGCAGGAGAGGGCAACGTCGAAGGCAACACGCTTTGGCAGACCGGCAGCAATAAGAGCCTGCACCGCCTGTGCCTCGCTAAGAAGGTCGAGCGGGAAGTTGCGCTTGAAGCTCATGACGCATTGCAGCGGGTCAATCTTGATTGTTTTCTTCGCCCAGCACTTTGCCAGCAGCGTGAACATGTACGTCCCCGCCGACATCATCTTTGCCTCAAACATGCCACACTTTGTCTCAAGCCCTGTCAGCTTGAACTTCAGGCTGATTCCGCTTGCTGTGCCAAACGCTTCATCTTCCATGTTAGGAGTTTTGGAGAATCGGTAGATGTTATCTTCCAGCCGGTCAAGGTGGTGCTCAATAAAGCCGTCGTTGATGTCCTTTGTCAGAAAGTACACCTTGCCCTTGCCGTCAGGCGAGAAGAACTGTATTGCTCCGCTGACCTGCGACTTTCTCGCTTCTTCCTCGTCCACATCGACATTCTCATACACCATATATGCGTTTGCGAACGCATCAGCTTCGTTCGAGTTGTCGGAGAGCGCACGGTCGTATGCGTCAATCAGCGTCAGAACCTTCTCTGCGTCTCCCTTCATTTCAAGGTTGTTTGGGATTCCTTGGAGCGGGCATCCGTCAAAAAGGTTCACTTCCTGCCGGATGAGCGTCAAACTGCTCACGCTGGTACCCTCGTAGTAGTAGATTCTGTTGCTGTCGTAATACTCTGCCTTGACAATATTATTGTCGTTGATGTCCTTGATGGTGTAGTAGCGCACCCCGAATGTCGGCTGCGTGATGTCGCGCGTCTTGGAGAGGATAATGCACTCATTCGGAGGCACGACCATCACACGCTCGTTGCCGTCCTCGTCTATGTAGAAAAGCCGCCCAGCATAGCCACAAATGGCTGCAAACTTCGTGCATTCCATGTCAATGTCAAACATGTTGGAGCGCGTCACAAAGTCCGTGATTGCCTTGCTTGCCGCGTCGCGGGCTGCTTCCTGTTCACTCTTGCTGTCGCCAGCTTCGCCGGTGTCCTTCATGCTTTCTTCGGTGTCGCTGTAGCTGTAGCCGATAGGGTTTCCAGCAAAGTAGCCTGTCTTGAAGTCCACAATCTCGGAAAAAAAGTCGTTGTTGAGCTTGTGGTTGATTGCATCTTCGCCATCACTAAAGCGCGGCTCGCGGTCAAATATCGGAACGCCTTCTGCCAGCGCTTCATATCGTTCAATCAGGCTCTTGTTATATTCAGCGTTATACCGGTGCTTCCTGATGATGCGCCGCAGCAGCTCGTCCGTAATGCCGCCTGCATCCAGTGCTTCTACCTCGGCTGTGTAATCCGGGTATTTCTGCTTTTTGCACCTGACCGGGCTTTTCTTCAACAAAGTGTCTCTCATTTGCCGCCCTTCTTCCTGTTCAGCACCTTTGGTAGTGCCTTGTCAAGCATCACCTTGCCGTCAAACAGGCTGACAGTCAGCCCACAGCGCGGACACACGCGCAGGCTGCCTGCTGTTTTCCATATATGTTTGCACATTATCTCAACCTCCTGACCGCCTTAACGATACCCTTCGCCATTTCTTCTTCCAGCGAGTAACGGGTAGCGTCAATTGTGTGGTTATCTCTATCGGGATAGGATGGTAAAAAGTCGCCGTTCTTGTCGGTTTCGTATTCGTATGCCGAGAACTCCTTGGCGATATTGGGTGTGCGCTTCGGGTCGATGACGATTTCGGCGAGGCTTTGTAGCCAGCGCATACCATGCTCAACACTGCCTGCCCCTTTCTTCACGCCAATCGCAAGCACACCGCTTGAACACAGCTCCGAAATCATTCGTGGGTCTGCGCTGTCGCAACGAATAACATCACGACCTGCACGCTTACCAACCTCACCAGAAAGTCTGCTCATTGAGTTGCCAGAGCCATAGAACTCATCGACCGCGAGAATCTTCCGTAGCCTTGCATCATACGTCCAGCGCACATAGGCGTCCGGATCGACCGCAAAGCCGAAGTCGAGACCGTTATAACGCCGTCCGTATCTATCAAGCTCATCGTCCGGAATTGCACGGATCACGAGATTGGTAAAGACCTGACCGCCAGTGCCGGTCACTTCGCCCAGGTACATATGGCGATAGGCGCGTTCATTTGCCTTTCTGAGGGCTTCCGCTTCGGCAATGAACTCTTTGCCCAGCCACTCCGGAGGCGCGCCCAGATAGGTGCTGTGGTGCACCAGACGGGTTGCTTTGGGGATGAGTGCTTCTTTGTTCACCCAGTTGCGAGCAGTCTGCGGCGGATTGTAACTGTAAAAGGTATAAGAGTGGTCGCCGCCTCGGATGATGGATGCTTTGATAGTGCGAATATCATCCATCCCCGCGAACTCCGCAAGCTCCTCGAACCACAGAATGCCGAAGTAACCGAAGGAAATCTTAATCGACTTGGATTTCATCGGGTCATCTGCGCCTCTGAAAATAATGCGCTGTCCGGTTTCCTTGTAGCGGATTTCAAGCGGCGAAACACGATACTGGAACTGTTCGTGCAGCCCAAGCATGTCAATTGCCCAGATAATCTGCTCATAGACTGATTCTCGCAGCGTATTGCCAACGCGCCTGTAGATTATCGCGTGCATCAGCGGGTTCTGAATCAGCAGCAGGATTACTTCTATGGAGATGAACGAGGATTTCAGCGAGCCGCGCCCACCATCAAGCCAATATTCGCTGTGCCCTCCGTGCTTGATGTCGCGATGAACAGGGATGAACGGCTTTGCAATAAGGCTCGAAAGCCGTACTTCGCTCACTCGTCATCATCCCCGAAATCGTCGATGATTGTCACACCGACGTTTGACTTGACTTCCGTGTCTGTCTTTGTCGTGTACCCGTAGTGAGACATCCAAAGACCGGCGAGGCGTGAGTCAATCGTGCCGTTTTCAAACTTCTCTCGCGCATCAATCTCGCAGTCCTGTTTCATACGCGCGATGACCAACTCAAGTTTTTCATCCTTATTGTATAAATCGTAAAATGCTGCCTCAGTCATGCCGACGTAAGCGCAGAAGCCTTTGATTGTGTAGGTGATGGGGTGGGGAACTTCTTGTGTAACAAATACACCGTTTCTCGGTGAAAATGCCGTTGTGGCAACGGTCTTGCTGTCACAGTACGCTTTGTATTCTCCCCATGCCTTTTCAAGCGCAGCTGCACTGCCGAATTTTCTTGCTCTTCCCACATCATCACCCTCTTTCTACTGAAAACGCTGCAAGTCAGCCCATCGGAAGTCGTTGTCGAACACATCAGGAATAGCCTTGATGTTGCCCTTGTAGAAAATCAGCACGTTCTGGTGTACTTTCACCGTTTTTCGGCGCGAGCCAAAAACCAAGCTCGCCCTCATTGGCGCTGTCCCGTACTGTTCGAGCAGGATGCTCTCGTTATACAGGCAAAGGTCATTCTCTCTGAAAAGGCGCTTCGTTGTGCTTACGAAGTCCCTATACGCGCCTTTACTGTCCCGAATGTCACCAACCACAAACACGGCGAACCGATTTTCTTTCAGCTTCCGGCATGACAGGGAAATAATGTCGCTGTATGCTTCCAGAAAATCGGAATAATTCATGTTGGAGAGGTCGAGCGGATGGTCGCTGTATTTCTCCAAGTTGTGGTATGGAGGACACGAAAAAACCAGATCGGCACTTCCGTCTGGTATGTATTGGTCTGCATTTCTACTGTCGTCGCAGTGCCATGCCGGAGTCACACCCAGCTTGTCTGCGTTCATCTGGTTCGCATCCACCTGCTCCTGCGAGAGGTCAATGCCTATATAATGCCGTTCCAGCATTTCAGCAACAACCCCGCGAACAGAACCGCCTGCAAATGGGTCATACACGATTCCGCCCTTTGGCGAGAACCAGTTGTATATGACCTCGCACAGAACAGGGTCAAAAATGCTCGTTCCGGTAAGGCTCATGCCGTGCTTTTGCGCAAGCTCCAGCATTCCGTTTCCAAGCAGAGCATTGTCGCGCCCAACTTCGCTTTGTAGACCGATTGCTTTCCATTCGCGCTTCCGATCCTGCCAATAGCCTTGTTTGCTATCGAATACAGAAAACGGTGGGTACGAGGTAGCGCTCGTGCAACTTACCCATGTCACCACATCCTTTTCGCATAGTATCTTTACCGCGCAGCTCCCGCCTTCTGCGCACCCCACGCCGCAAGTGTGGCAGAAGCCAGCAGCGTCCCCCTATTTATTGCATAAAAAATGCCCGACGAGATAACCCGTCAGGCTGTAAATATCCACTTGCAGTATAGCACCGATGCAATATGAAATACTATGAAATATGGGCTGAATCTCAGAAAAAATTTTCTGAAAGTGGTAGCATATTATCGCTTATCGACAAACAGGCAAGCAAGGCACACCATCGCCGCCAGCAGTAGAATCACACTCACGTCTTTTTTGCCTCCATTTTCTCGATACGGTCGAACGGCTCGTCGAAGTTGAGCGCCAGTCCGATTTCGTCGTAGACCTGATCTATCGCTCCTTGGATGGTCAACTGCCCGCCGGGTGACATTTCCGCGTCGAGGGCAGAAAGCACCTTGTGGCAGCGCCCTTGCCCGAAGCCATAGTCCCGGTGGAGGACAAGACAGACTGCCGCGTATGCCATCTTGAAGGTGGATGTCGCGCCGTCTCGGAAGCCCTCGCGGTACACGTCCTCGTCGAATTGTGCCTGCGTCTTGGGTTGGTTCTTCTGCGCCCGACGCTGCTGCCTGTTCATGTGTTCACCTCCGCGTTCAGCCATTTTCCGATGCAGACGGCGCACCTGTCGCGGCTTGCCGTCCCGTCCTGGTCTGCGCACAGCGGGTGCGCGTGTCCGTAGCTTATCAAGCTGTATGCGCTCATGTATGGGCAGCGGATGAGATGGTCAATTGTTTCTTTCAGGGTGTCGCCGCCGTCATCTATCGCGCCATTCAGCGCAGCAACCAGCACGTCTTTGTTCTTCATGCTTTATCCTCCTCCCACATACTGATTTGTCCGTCAAGCGGCTCTTCCTGCTTTTTCGTCCTTGTAAGCCGCTTGATGAGCGGCACACAATCAATCGCAAGTGTTTTTCCGTACAATCCACAAGCTGTCCAGCGCTTCGCCCAGTCCGTCGCCGACGAAAAGCTCACGCCGTATGCTATGCACTTATACCGCGTATGGCTTGTTGTTGCGTGGACGCAGAAATTCTGGCAGTTTGCGCACCTATGCGCAATGTCTTTTCCGTACTCGCGGTGCATAGCCGTGATTTTTCGGTCAGTCATCAGCTTTCCTCCCACGGCGTAGCCTCCATTTCTTCACGCGTCGGCTCCCTTAACCAGCAGCGCCATGTTGAAAGATACTCGTTAGCATCGTACCATGTTCGCCCAGAATTGAAATAGATTCTATGACTTTCATAATCTTGGCGCGTCACAGTCCGTGTGCGATAGCAAAAATCACCATCTTCATCGTAATCTTCCACACACACAGGCGCTCCAACTCTACTATCAATCTCCGCAAGAGACATCACATGATTTTTTACGCGTTCGTCACGCCGCAACGCAGCTTTATAAGCAGCTTCTCTGGTTTCACAAGTCGGAGCCATTGCCGCGCACGTCGCACAGCGCCAGTAGATAATCCAATCAAGAGGTTCGCGCATTTCCATTTCTCCGCCGCAGTAGGGACAACGCGGCGTTCTTCTTTTCTTATTCATCCTCTTCATCCTCCTTTGGCGCTTCCGGGTATGGCATCCAGTGCGTGATGCAACTCGCGCCGTAAACCTCGGTATAGTACGGGCAGCCCCTGCAATCTTCATCGCGTGCGCATGTTTCCAGCCCTCTTTTGATTTCATTAGGCGTTTTCAGCATCGGTCACACCTCTTTTTTTCCAATCCCTGTTTTACTTGTTGCAAAATCTGGCTTTTCGCAGCGTTCAAACTTAATCACCCACACCCAGCAGTGCATATACATGTCGAGTTCTGGAAGCACTTCCGTTACCCGCAGAAAGATGCGAGCTGCTTCCTTCGGCATGTGGTTTGATGGTTCCCAAGGAGAAATCTCCCATGGGTCATCATATTCCGTTCCTGTCGGTCTCTTGTTCCCGTTCGGATCGGTTGCTCGATATGCGTAAACAGTTGCTCCATGCGGCAAATAGTACGCACACCATGTTTCCCGAACCCACAGGATGTCGCCGACAGCATATGGGGCTTTTATCGTTTGATAGGCATCGAACAATCCTCCACCCGGTAGCGCACCACCATAGAGAAAATCCCATTGTTCGTAGTTCTCATCTCCAGAAGGCTCTGCGCGATAAGCGCGAAGCCCATCAAGACCTTTGACAATTCTTCGCTCCTGCGTTTTTCTCCCCTTGAGAATCGCTTGTACCCTTGCTGCATTGAACGAAATAGGCTTAATGCTCATTGTGTTTCGCCTCCCACGGCGTTTCATCCATTTCCTCAAAGCTCGGCTTCCGCATCCAGCACCGCCACGTTTTCCCGTAGTCCGACTTTAATTCGTAAATCTTTTTTTCGCCAGCCGGAAGCACGAGAATTACCCATGCGCTGGTCGCATACCATGCGCAGTATTGCAGCGCATATTTTTCGTCATATTTCCGCTCTATCCATATAAATGACCAATCCTCTTTTTCTGCGTCTGCGGTGACTTCGTCCAGCGTCAAGACTCTGTTTCCCAGTGTCTGTTGCAGCTTTTTCACTTCGCCCAGTAGCGTTTCCAGCGGCACGGTTTCCATCGGGTGCGTCTTTCTGATGCCAAGTGCATCCGACAGCGCGTCACACGTTCCGAGAACAGCAAGTGTCCACTCCACTGCCCGCTGGTAGGCAAGCGCCCTACCACGCGCAGCAGGCGTGTCCACGTCGCACTCAGTGCAGGAGTACCAGTAATCGAGTGTCTTTCCGTTTTTCAGCTCCATGCTGCGTCCACAGTAGGGGCATTTCAGCTTTTTTTCCATCACTCATCCTCCATTACCTTTGCAAAGACAGCCAGTGCCTTTTTGTGCAGATGGCACACGTTTCGCCATGTACAGTTCATTTCACACGCGATTTGCTCAACCGTCTCAAAGAGGATATACTTGCGGAAAAGCACAGTATAATATCTCCTATTGGTCAGCTTGTCCAGCTTTGCGGTTACTTCTCTTTTTTTATCCACCAACTGGTCTATGTCGCCATTGATTTCCGCTTTGAGGTCGATGATTCTTGCAATCGTGTCTGCCATTCGGTCTTGCGTTCCACCGCCACCATGCGCAACATCGTCTCGCAGAACAGGCGTGATGCGCGTCGCCATGTCTTGCAACCGCGCCACGTCCGCCAGCTTGCAGTTAATGCGCTCGTCTATGGTGCGCACTTGCTGCAGATATTCTTTCGCTGTCATCTGTTCACCCCCTCTTGGTATACCTATCCCACAGGTCGTAGTACATGCGCTTATACGGCAGCACTTCTTCCTTCTCACGCTGCCTCGCAAGCTCGCTCTCATGTAGTTGTTTCCGCAGCTTCTCGTTTTCCGCTTTCAGGGCATGTACTTCTTTCTGCCCTTCACCCGCGCCTCCAGCAAAGCCCATCGCCTCTTGCACGCGCTGCCGGATGTAGCCGTATTCATCGTCGTGCATCCGCTTGATAAAGCCGCCGATATTCTGCCGCAGGGTGTACGTCAGGAATTTCGGATTGCACCACCGCTTCGACCGACTTACAACCTCGATGCATCCCGCCTTTTCTTCCTCTTGCAAAATCAGAACCGTGCAAACCACGCCGTTATCTTTGAGGATCAGCACTTCCTTTCCGAGTGTCGTAGACCAGATTTCTCCGGGACACACCATATTTCTGATTGCCTGCGCAGCCGTCGGGTCAACATACCCGCTGCCATTACGCAATAGTTCGCTGTTCATGCCTTTTCCTCCTCAGTTACCGTGTTTTCTTAGACATCGCCCTCCGCGCGATGCTGAGACCTTACAGCGGCGAATCCGTCAGGGTAACGAGCGCGGAGCTTGTCAATGTTCATCCGCGCAACCGCATCAAGCCTCCAGCCGTTGACCGTGCAGAACTCGGCAATCATCCACAGGAGGTCGCCAACCTCCTTCATGACGTGCTCCGCGTCCATGTCGTGACCCTGATAGAACTTCTGATACTCGCCGTGCACCTCGCCAAGTTCCGCGCACATGCCGTGCAAGGCATGGCGCGAGGTCTCTTCAAAACTAAGCGCCGGATTCATCGTGCGCTTAGCTGCCTGCTGATACTCATCCAAAGTCATTGTTTCTGCCTCCTTACAGACCCAGCTCGTTTTTCATATCAAGGTATGTATCTTTTACTTCCTGCCTGCGCCTGCTTGAACCAGACACCTCCACCGGAAAACAGCGTTGCAGGATGCGGTCGTAGATTCGCGCACTGCTGCGATCCTGCGGCTTTTTGATTTCCTCCATCGGCAGGTTAGTCGTGATGATGAAGGGAAGCCCGGAGCGGTATCTGCTGTCGATGATGTTGAAAACCATCTCCTGCATATACTCCGACGTCCTTTCCGCGCCGAGGTCGTCAATGACAACCAGATGATACTCGTTCAGATCGTCGATGACCTTCTGTTTTTCATACGATCCTTGAATCTGGTTCGAAAGCCGTGCGAAGTTGGTCATCAGCACGTCATAGCCGTTGTCAATCAAGCGGTTCGCGATGCAGGCTGCAAAGTAGGTTTTGCCTGTACCGACCGTGCCATGAAGAAGCAGTCCCTTGCCTTCCTTCCGGTATTTTCCGAAATTGTCCGCGTATTTCTGCATAGCGTCGGACAACTTTTCGTTCTTGCGGTCATCGTTTTCAAACGTCCAGCCCGCCATGTTGGTTTCCGCGAAACAAATGCGTCGCTTGCGGTCGAACTCCTCCTGCCGCCTGCGCATTTCCTCCTCTGCCTGCTGCTTCACGACGCAATCGCAGACGCAACGAACAACCTTGTTTATGCCAAGCGCTTCGACAACAATGCGGGTCTGTGTCTGCGCTTTGCAGACGGAGCAATGCAAGAAGCCGTCCGCGCCCATGTACTCGCTGGCAGGCTTCTGCACGTTTGCGCTTATCGCGTCAACCATCGCTTTATACATTTCCGACATGTGCATTCATCCTTTCGTCAAAATAGGTCGTCGAGGTCGTTCTGGTCGCCGTGCGTGATTCCCGTGTCCGTCTGTCTCTTTGAGGGCTTAGCGTTCAAGTACGCCTCGAACTTCGTCCCGAACAAGGTTTCTGGGCGCAAGTACTGCTCCATGCGCTCGTCACCAATCCATTCGGCGCACTTCTTGTCAATGACAATCTTGAAGTCATCAAGGGAAAACCCTTCTGATTCTCGCGCTCGAATCAGCGCTTGCGTTTTCGGGGTGGAGGGGCGATATTTTGTCCCTGCCTTTTTGTTGAGATAGGAAACAATTTCGGAATACAGCTCTTTGTTCTTCTGCTTTTTCGGGCTGTCCACGCAGTCCGTTTCGTCAGAAACGGGCATTATAGTCTTTTTCTCTTTTTCTTTCTTTTTCTCTTTCTCTTTCTCTGGTGTACAAATGTACAAACTATCCTGTTTATTTGTACAAGTGGATTCCGGGAGCGGCTGCGCCTTGTTCTTCTCTTCCTCCACCTTCGCGCGGTACGCCCGGATGCGGTCTGCTTCCGTTGAGGTTTTCCCCACATAGTTCTGCACATCCATCATGTAGATTGCACCGCTATCCAGCACTTCGACAATTCCGAGCTGCTGGAAAATTTCCATCGCCTTCTCCACCGTTCCTATCTGGTGACGAGTAATGGTGGCAATCATCTGCGCATTATAGGGGATGCGTTCGTTAAACATCAGCAAGCCGTTCCGTTTCAGGGATTTCAGGTACAGCTTCAGCAGGATGTTGCTGTACAGATAGCCGTCAGGCATGGATTCAAGCAAGATTTGCTCATCGCTGTCGAAATATCCTTCTTGTAGGCGCATGTAGTAATACTTCTTACTTTCCGCCATAAGAACCACCTCCTTCCGTACCTGTAATCGTTATTCCGGCTTGTCCATATCAAGGGAATACCGCAAGATGCTGCACTCCTCGCCAAACCGGTTCTTTACCTTCACCCAATCGCGCTTGATGGTGTATCCATCTTTTTTCAGTTCGCTGATGCGGCTTGCCAATCGCAGCACACCGAGGTCAAGTATCGCGTCCAGCGTCGTGATGCTCCCGTGCCTGCGCATGTAGTCAAGTACGCGCTCCGTCTGCTTCGGGCGCTTGTGCGTCTCGCTCACCCGTTATCACCTCCGAATAGGGTAAAGTCTCAATCCAGCGGCAGAAATCGCACCATTCGTCGAGCCTGTGGCACTTGCGCGAATGATACATGTTACAAAGCACCTCGTAATTCAATAGCACCGTCCTGCGCTGATTGTAGCTGGACGGCAGAAGCTGAATCATCTGCCACCAGACCATTTTCTTACTCGGGCATCCCTTAATCTCAAAAGATTCTGAATCATAATTAACGTATAGTTCTCTATAACGATTTAGTGTGTCTACCGTCTCTCGCAAGAGTTTCATTGCGTAAGTGTCTAAATGCTCATGGGAAAAATCATCAAGTGTAAATTCTTTATCCGCTATCTTATGCATTGTTGAGCATGAGTTCGCGACTGTGTTGATCTTGTATGTATCGTATTCCTTCCACCAATACAGCGGCGCGACAATATCCGCCGTGACTGTGATAAAGCGCAGATACTTCCGATGCGACGTTCCAGCCGCCGACAGCTTGCGCATCAGCACAAAGTCGTTCTTGCCGACGCAATAGCCGTACTTGCCATCGTTGCAGTCTTTGCACGGCTCGTTGTCGTTCTCGACCATCTGGCAGGGCATTTCCTCACGGATGGTATACTCATTGCATACATGACTATCAGACTGCGACCAGCTATTCATGGGGTTTCTCATTCCACGGATGGCGGCTTCCCATCCGCTCACCACAACGTTCTCAATCTTAATCACTTGGCATTTCCTTTCTTGTGCCATCTCTTCATGGCTTCCTTTTTGCATTGCAGCATGATGCCCTCGCCGCTTTCGTAGCCGCAAAGTTCGCAAAGAATGTCGCACCAAGACGACCGGAAGAAGGCTTCCAGCTCTTTCAGTTCTAACGAGCTGGATTCCCTGTATTCGTCCAGCGTTTTGTAGCACCGGAGGCGGCATTTGTAGTCCAGTATGGCGCGCTTGATAACCGCGCCAGCGAGAAGCGATGCATTCTCAATCATTTCAGCCTCCATGCGTTTCGTTCCTGTATGTAATATAAAGCATGAGAACAAGTCCAAGGACAATCCACAATACCATCACATCCACCCCCAATCATGGAACATTTGCTTCCGGCTTTTCTCGTCCTTTTCGCAGCCGTTATATACTGCCGCATAGGGCTTCCACGTTTCTTTGCGCCCTACCTCACCGCGCCGTGCTTGGATGATTCCAACGTAGGAGTTGTGGAAGCTGAGTGCCTTCGCCTTCTCGACCAGTTTCGTGAAGTTAAAAGCATACATCGTGAGAGCATTGGACTGAATCGGGACTTTTTTCCCGCCGCAGGTATACCACGATGCCTTGTAACAACCTTTCATTGCCTACTGCTCCTTCTCTTTCAGGTCGTGTCCGGCTTCCCACTCCGTATAAAGGTTCATCCAGTCCGAAAGCCGCATTGTTACGAGAATATCCGCATTGTTCTTCTTGTGAAACACGGCAGGGAGGGTGTTTCCACCCCCTGCTTCTGCGTCACGGATTGCCTGTGTCATCCACTCATAGAGGCGCATCTGCTCGACGTGCTTCGCCTCCACGTGGATTCCGGGTAGTCCTACTACGTCAGACGCATCGCCCGTCTTGCCGCAATACTGCGCCGTTCTGCGGGCATCATAGCCGTATTCCCGGAACTTGGAGGCAAGGGAACGCTCGAAGCGAGCGCCCTTGTCCCTTGATGCTTTGCCCATTTAATCACATCCTCAGATTGCAGCAATCATTCGGATTGCTGTTGATGTTGTTTTTCCAGTATTCGTAATGCTCAGTAACGTCGTCACAGACAGTCAATTCCAGAAAGCCTGTGACCATTGATAGGTACTTGATTTTGCTTTCCAGAGGCAAATGGCTGTAACCTGATTGCTTGACTGTATACTCGCTGAAGTCCATCATTGGCAGCCATCGCCGAACCCAATGATTCACCCGACCATGCGGACGATGCTGCCCGGTTCAAGGCGGTTGATCTGCACGACGGTGCGCGGGGAGAAGCTCGCGCCGCACTGCTTGCAAATCACAGCGTTTCCTCCGTCTCGTCTGGGTGAAGCAGGTGCGATTCCTCCACCAAGTCCAGTTCGCCATCAGGCGTCACCATCTCGAAGCAAGCCTCCACTGTGAACTTCTGCGCGTCCACTTGCAGAATGTAGCTGGCGTGGAAAGCGAAGTCGCGGGCGCGCTCCACGGTGTCGAAGAGCATTGCCTTGTCAAGGTCGGCGGTCAGTTCCAGCCCGCCACGGGTCAGGTGGGTGAAGTACAGGCACATATCGTCCGTGACGTGAATCTGGACGACGTAGCCAATCGGGTTCAGGCTCATTGCAGTCCCTCCATTTCGTCCTGGTCGCACTCGTCGGGGTCGAACAGCCCCGTGTCCTCCAGCTGGTCGAGCATGTCATCCAGCGTGAACATGTCCTCGCGCAGTTTGCGGTAGACCGCCATCGCGACGTAGGTGTTCGGCTGCTCCGGCATACTTTTCAGCGCGTTGCGCATGGTGTTGTAGAGCTGGATGTAGACGTGCCGTGCGCCGAGGTGGCTCATCAGCTTGCCCATGTGTTCGCGCGGGGCGTACAGCTCTTCCAGATATGCGAGCTGCCGCGCCCGCCACGTCGTGATATTCATTTTCTCTTCGATGGTCATAGGGAGAACCTCCTATCAGAAAGGCAAGTCGTCGGTTTCGACCGCCGTGAAGCCGTTATTCTGCGCGGTCGGCGCGGAATCGACAGGAGCAGCAGGTGAAGCATCGTCGGTATCCGATGGACTGTCATCGCTTCGGCTGGATAGGAACTCTACGTCGTCTGCCATCACTTCCAGCTGCACGCGAGTGCTTCCGTCGGCTGCCTGATATGTGTGATAGCTCAAAGCGCCAGAGACGAACACCTTGCGTCCCTTTGCTAAATACTTTGCGCAAAGCTCGCCCAACTGCCGCCAAGCATTCACGCGGAAATACTGCACACTGTTTTGCCCGCCGCGCTTATCGTTGACAGCAATGTCGAAATTGCATACCTTCGTGCCGTTCTGCGTAGTTCTCAGCTCAGGTGCCTTGGTCAGATTCCCAATCAGGATGAGCTTATTCATGGACACCATCCTTCTCCGCTACAAGGTAGGTGACTGCCTTGCCTGCGGTGTTCTTCGTCGTTTGCTTCTTCACCGTGTAGCCATTCTTGAACAGAATAACCGCCACGGTCTGCATATCCTCTGCCTTCGCGATCTGAATCATCATGCTATTTCACCTTTCAAAACGATGCCGGTTTAACCACCCACCGGAAAGGGTCGTTTTTACTTGCCGAACAGCGCGTCCCTTGCGCTGCTTTTCTTGCTGTCTGTTTGAATCGTATTCTGCCGCACTGGCTTTGCTTCCTCTACCGGATTATCCTGCATGGGAGGCTCGATAAGCTCTGTCTCAGCTTCCAACGCATCCGGGTTGACGATGGTTTCAGGGAGGTCAGCAACAGCACGCTCCTCCGCTGTATACATGCCGCCAAGGTCTTCCGGGAAGGCTTCACGGAGCGCCTGAACGATTGCCACCTTGCGGATCATGGACGCGGGCTTCGTTCTCCACTGCTGATTGACTTCACCGTTGCTCTTTCTCCCAACGTACTCATCGAACGCCACGGTGAGCATCATCGGGACTTCCCAGCCCTTGACGTGAATCTTTGCCCATCCGCCGACAAGTTTTTCACCATCCAGCACGATGCTACCAACACGGTTATCCATCAATCCGTTCTCCAGCATCACCACAACGCCAGCCTCAAAACCTGCATAAGCCGGGTTGCGCATAGCACGCTTCATGAACGCCTCTTTGCCGGTGACGATGGTTGCAGGCTGGTCGCCGTACTTAATCAGGTACGCCTCGCGCAGGAAGGGGTTGAGCCGCTGATACTTGCACAAGGAAATGAACATCATCACTTCCTGATCGGTAACCTGCCCATTCCCGTTGACAAGGAAAGCTCGCACTGTCTTCGGACTAATCCGAACGGTCTGACCGCCAACCTCGTATTCCGCGATAGCCTTTTCTTGCGAATCTTCCGCAGGCTTCGCCAACTTGTTCTGAATCATATTTCATCGTCCTTTCATTATTCGTTGTTCATATACTTTCCAATAATCCAGACCATCAGTGCGAGGGCATACGCCAGAGCGACGATGGTTCCGCAGATGATTGCCGTAATTTGCACCGCAATTGCCATGAGTTACTCCTCCTATTTCTCGTTATCCGAATCTGCAATGACCTGCCGCCATTCCCTGTATGCCAGCATGATTTTCAGAGCCATCACAGAGCCTCAATCCTAATGCCGCGCTGTTGGCAGAAAACTTTCAGCGCCTTCGCATCGTCCGTGGTGAGCAGTGCCTTGAATGATACCCACTCACGCGGTTGCTCTACAGGCAGTTCATGCGCCGGTTCAGCAGTTCGGGAACCCTGAACAATTGCCGTCTCACTCTTGCACTTTTCCTGTTCAGCTTCGTAGGCTGCCTTCTGCTCTGCCAGCTTTTCAAGACGCTTAGCTTCGCTGAGAGCCTCCGTCAGGCTACGTGTCTGCTTGTAGTTTTCCTCTGCCTCGAATGCGTAAGCAGGCAGGTCATGGATAACAGCGAGGTCTTTTTCCGATTGTGCGATGAGGCTGTCAATCTCCGCTTGGACATCCTTCAAGGAGCGGGAGGCATTCAGCCATGCGGTCTGGTAGGTGCGCATCCATTCAGGCGCACCGGTTTCCTCCCAGTAGTCGGTGATTGCTTTGTGCTTTTCATCCTTCTGCTTGTTCTCGAACGCCTTCACCTGTCTGTCGATGGCTTCAATAGGCTTGTCAATGATGCCGATGACCTCATTGATTTGTGCCTTGAAGTTGTTGAAAGGCTGCATGTACTCCCGCTCCTGCCGGATGCGTTCGTCGTTCAGCGCCTTCTTCAGCCGGTTCAGGTTTGCTCGGTCAGCCTTAGCAGCCTTGACCTGATCGTCCGTGTAGACGATGGAAGCATACTCCGATGCCTTCGCGGTCAGCTCTGCTTTCAGTTCCTCATAGTTCCATGTAATGGACTGCGGGACTGTGTAGGGAATCAGTTTCAGTTCCATTGTGGTATCCTCCTTTTATTTTCAAAGGACTTCCGGCAACACCAGTGGCGGTCGTTCGTCCCTTTCGACATAACCCCAGAACTCCGCGCCTTTCGTCATCAGATAGTCGATGTCGTCCTGCACATCGTCCCGATTTATCAGGTAGTGCCTTGTTTGCAGTCTGGGCATGTCTTCGCGCTCCGTTTTAAGCTGTGCTTTGAGGAGGCAAAAGTCTGCCTCCACCACCGCCATATAGAAAAGGCACTGGCAAAAGTAGTTTTGCGGTATCTGGTCTCGCCATTTCGCCCACTGAGCCGCTCCAAGCATCTCACTGGTCTTAATCTCCAGCACGCCCATGCGCCCGTCTTGGTCATACATCCATCCATCCAAGCTGGCTTTTGCCCATGGAAAGCGGTCATTTTCCCATGTGTTGTTTTCCACATATTCCACACGGTACTGTGGAAAATCCAGTCGGAACAGCCCGCGCAGGTATCTCTCTGCCTGTGTGCCGTACTGCACACATGGTTTATCCGATATGTCCTTGCGCTCCCTTCTTCCTGTTTTCAGCTCCCACAGGGTCACGTTGTTCATGTATGGGTTCATACCGACCACAGCTGCGACTTCACTGCCGCCGAGACCTTTCCGGCGGTTTTCCAGCCAATCCTCGTGCGTTTTCAGAGCCTTCATTTCAACTGCCATTGCTTAACAGCCTCCGCAGTCCTTTCATAGCACCTTCGCCATCACCGGCTAACACCTGACCGCGCAATGTGCGGTACTGTTGCAATGTCAGCCTGTCTTTGCACGCCTTGATGTGCATCAATGCCTTAATGTCGATTTTCTGCATTCTGTTCCCTCCTATTTTCGTCATACTTCCGAGCAGATTTCCCATAGTGTCATTTGCTCGTTTTTTGCCTTGGCTTTCTGCGTGGGTTTCTGTGTGGGTTTCTGTCTGACTGGAATTGTCTCCGTTTCCGGCATGACGGGATGCTGTTCCTCCGGCTGCTTTTCGTTTGGCTGCTGTTGCGCCACGCTGCGGAGGAATCTGTCCATCAGTGCGCATTGCCTGCGCCCTTCCCAGATTCCGGAGAAGTACATCGGTGTATACCAAGTGTTCTCGCCGCCGTCCCCGAACAGGGCATGTCCGGTCATGGGTTCTGTCAGTGTATTGCCGATGTGGACGTAGCCTGCCATGCCAATTAGCGACATCTGGATGTAGCACATCAATCCGGTTGTGTAGTCGATGTCCTGCCCAACGAACAACGCTCTTGTCTGGAAGTTGACGTTGTACTCGTTGAGCATGATGTCTGCTGCCGCAATCAGCGTCGCGCCCGCGCCGCAGGCTGGGTCGTTCACGCTGATGTATCCATCCCGCTTGACTGTCGCCTGTACATCGGGCATACTGACCTTTGCCATCAACTTGCACACATCATATGGCGTGAAGAACTGCCCGCCAGCGTCATTGCCAAGCTCCAGCATCATGAACAGCTCGCCGAGAAAATCGCAATAGCCGCGCTTTTGTTCAAGGATGACGACCAACTGCGCAAACAGCTCCGCGAAGGTATCCAGCTCGTCATTGCTGTAATGCTTGGCGATGTCCATGTACTGCTGCTCCCGCTTCTCGCGGTGACGTCCATCCACTGCGTTGGAAATGGCGGTGGCAAACAGCCACGTCATGTCCTTCCATACTTCCCAGCGAGAGCGCCGTCCGCAGAGGGAATCGACCAGCTTGACGAACTCCTTTGCTTCTGCGCCACACAAACCGCTCATGTCGTGTCACCTCATCAAATCAATTGTGTATTTCCTGAACTTCTCCATGCAGGCTTCGCAGATAATTTCGTCATTGACCTGGTAGCAGAACTCATCCTCTATTTTCTTCCCACATTCAGAACATTCAGGCAATAAGAACCGTGCCTGTTCCAGCTCAGCGCAATAGCGGTCATAGTCCGCAGCAGGGTCATCGGTCATGAACATCATGCTCCCTCCTCTCGCTGCGCGAGCTTTGACTTTCCGTAGCAGACAAGCGCCTGCTTGATGGCTTCCTCGCGCTTCTTGCGTTCCTGCTCTTTGATAATCGGTCGGTATACGACGATTTCCGCGCTTCCGTACTTGTAGGTGCAGGTCGTATACTCTTCCATCGGCTCACCTCGTTTCGCTCAGCAGACGCGCAATCTCAAACTCGACTTCCGCGTCGGTCGAAAATTCCTTCGCCATGTTCACGCCTCCTGTCCTTGCGTCATCGCCGTCTGCTCCGTCGTGTGGCTCGCTGCCTCCACGCGCATTTGTTCTATGTACTTGGCGATGCTCGCGTCATTCTTCTTCCTGATTTCGTCCATCAGCTTCAATTGCTCGCGAGTGGTCATTGTGTTTCCTCCTTTTCGCAAAAACACTTAAAGCGTTATGTCGAACAAAAAAATTAGGTATTCCAAGCGATGTCGTCGTATGATACGCCATACAGCTCACACAACGGTTCAATCTTTTCCAGCTTCGGGCGGGTTTTGCCACTTTCCCAAGAGCCAACGGTTTTCTTGGTCACCTTCAACTCGTCCGCAACCTGTTCCTGAGTCAAATTTTTGTTGACTCGTGCAGCCTTCAAAGTAATTCGCATATTCTCACCTGCCTTTCAAGTAACGCTTTAAGCGTTTTCCGACAATGCCATGATACTATACTGAAATAGTTTTGTCAACCCTTAAAGCGTAATTTTTTTCTTTTCTTATTGAATTACTAACGCTTTAGGTGTATTATATAGCAGAAGGGAGGTGATGAAGGTGAGTGCACTTGGTAACAAGGCTATATTCTCAAAGAATCTGAAACGCTATATTGAGCAATCAGGGAAAGACAGGCGTGAGCTCGCGAATACATGGGGCTTTCCTTATTCCACCGTGACGGAGTGGGTGAACGGAAAAAAGTACCCGCGTATAGATCGAATCGAAATTATGGCTGATTATTTTGGAATCCAGAAATCAGACTTAATTGAAGATAAGGTGGAGCAAGAAAAGCCCGCTGAAGATAACGGGCTTTCAGAAAACGTCAATGCGCTAATTGAAATGGTAAAGACTCTTTCTGACGAGGATGCTGCTTTGCTTCTTGCAGCTCTGAAAGCCAAGCAGAAGCGATAAGAAGCGCTTCTTTTGCTTCTTCCGCTGAGAGGCTCCTAATGTACGCGATCAGTTCTTCCTTGGGGGTCATGCTGTTACTCCTTTCGATCTACAATCAGGCGAGCGTTTCTGGGGCGTTCGTCTATTGGGAATAGTAGCACCAGATGGAATAGTCCGACAACTGGTTTATTATAACAATATGCAATCTTGATGCATTTATGCGACATAACGAAAAATTGTTAGATTGAAAGGATGAACGCGAATGAAAACAATAGGGAAAAGAATCAAACGACGAAGAATCGAGCTAAAAATGTCGATTGACAGTTTAGCAAGGACGATAGGTAAAGACCGGTCAACCGTATACCGCTACGAAAGCGGAGCGATTGACAAAGTGAGTTCAGACGTGCTTGCAAAGCTCGCCACTGCCTTGAACACAACGCCAGCCTACCTGATTGGCTTGGATCATTCCGAGGAATTAGCGGTTGCTTCTTATATTTCAGCGGATGGAATACAGCTGCGTCACATGGAAACGTGGTGCAAAGAGCTTGGCGACATTGAATTTTCTGATAAGGAAAATCAGGAAATCATTGAGTTTGCAAAATACTTGGTGTATCGACGAAATGCAACTGAAACAAGGACAGAGCATAAAGAGAGCGAGTAACGATATATATAGAGTGCCCTTCTGAAAGGGGGTGATTGCCGGGACACTGCGGAAATACCAAGAAAAAGGGGGTGAAACTTTCATCTTTGTCAGCAATAATTGCAACTACATTTGTAACCAAGCATAGGGGGAAAGAAGGAATGGCAGACAACATTTTGACAGCAGATGAGTACATCATGTACTTGCGGAAATCTCGTGCGGATAACCCGCACGAATCGGTAGAGGAGGTGCTGGAAAAGCACGAATCACTCTTGCAGGAGCTTGCAGAACGTGACCTTGGAGGTCGCATCCCGGAGCATTGCATTTTCCGGGAAGTGGTTTCCGGTGAAACGATTGCGGAACGCCCGCAGTTCAACATCGTTCTTTCGATGATTGAGAACCCAAAGCTGCGCGGCGTGTTGTGCGCAGACCCGCAGCGTCTTTCACGCGGAGACTTGGAGGATTGCGGGAAATGCGTGAATGCCTTCCGGTTCTCCAAGACAGAGGTCGTCACGCTGACCATGACATACGACCTCACTAACAAGATGCAGCGGAAATTCTTCGAGCAGGAGTTGATGCGCGGCAATGACTTTCTCGAATACACGAAGGAGATTCTGCTGCGCGGTCGGATCGCCGCCGTGAAGCGCGGATGCTACATCGGCAACATCCCACCATTCGGATATAACAAGGTCGTCAATACCGACGGGGACTGTACACTCGAACCGAACGAATATGCACCGGCTGTACTGATGGCGTTTGAAATGTACGTCAACGAAGGGCGGACATATCTGGAGATTGCCCGCCACTTTGACAAGATGGGGATTAAACCATACCGCACCGAGTCATGGGAAAAAACCTCCATCCGTGTCATGCTGAAAAATCGGCACTACATCGGACTGGTCGTGTTCGGAGACAGGCGAAAGGAAAAATTCGTCGAGAACGGCGAAATCGTCCTGCATTCCGTGAAGCAGCCAAAGGAAGAAGTTGTCGTCGCAAAAGGAAAGCAGCCTGCAATCGTACCACTGGAGCTGTTTGAGGCAGCACAGGCGAAGATGGACAACAATCCGAGAAGGAAGGTAGATACGGATCTGAAGAACCCGCTGGCTGGCATCCTCGTTTGCTGCAAGTGCGGGAAGGCTATGGCGCAGCATCCCTATCCGCACGCTGAAACGCGCGTCGAGTGCCGAAATCGGAGCGGTTGCAATGCGAACTCCGCGAAGCTGCGCGTTGTTGTGGATGCCGTGGCTTTTGCGCTGGAAATGGAGCACCTGCCGGAACTGGAAGTCAAGCTGCATAACAACGATGGCAAAGCTGCAAGCATCCAGAAGAAGATGATTGAGAAGATGAACAAAGAAATGGATGCGCTGGTCGCCAAGGAAGACCGGCAGCATGACTTGCTGGAAAGTGGCACATATACCGAAGAAGTATTTCTGAAAAGGAACAAAGCCCTCCACGCGCAGATGGAGGAACTGCGGTCGAAGATATACGAGGCTAAGCAGAACCTTCCGAAAGAGATTGACTACAAAGACAAGATTGTCAAGCTCAAAGAGGCTGTTGCAGGGTTGCGGGATGAAACGATTTCTCCGGAACAAAAAAACCGCCTCATGAAGGCGATTGTGCGGAGAATCGAATACGATTTCATCGGAAGGAAAGGACGCGAAACGCAGTTCAGACTGCACATTTACTTGCTGCTGTAATGTAGGTTTTATATGTACATCATGGGGATATTAGTTCACACACTTCCCTATGATGTACATATCTAAGGGAGGTGTACGCTTTGAAAAAGAAGCGCATGACAACAAAGGAAAAACTCAAACTCATGGAGGAAATCGACGAACGGAACGAGCAGCGCCGCAGGGAATTTGTGGAGCAAAAGAAAACACGAGAAAAGAAGCTGCTTGACACGTACATCGACGGAATCATTTCCAAGGAGGAATTCCTCAAAAGAATCAAGGAATAAAATGAAGGGCTGGGGAGCAATTTCCAGCCCTTTATCTGTCTATCATTACGATGTCCATGTATTCTTCATCAGCTTTTTTCTTGCACCATAAACTCCGAAAATTCTCAAAAAAAATCGGACTGCCTCTCGACAAAAAGCCGTTTGCGTACTATAATCCAGCCAGCTTGCAGGCGAAAATGATAGTTCTATAAAAAGAGAGGAAAGAGCCACCATGACGGCAGAAATCATTTTGAAAATCAATCAGGAAATCGAGTACTACTTCTGGCTGCGGAAGGAAGCCTGTCGTGACGAGGTTGGAATTGCACAACAGCTCGGACACGTTCAAGGAATGCTCGCGGTGCTCGAAATCCTGACCGGAAAGAAGTACAGGCTGACCAAGGGCGGAGTTGTTCCGACAGTTGAAAAAAACTTTGAAAAAAAGTCTGATAATTCTGAAAAAATGCTTGACAATATACCGGGTATATGATATAATATATGTGTCGGGAGGAACAAGAATCCCGACAGAAAGGAGGGAAAGCCAATGGACAGGGACGCAAAAAAAGCCCTGCAAGAGCTGCTGAAGCTGTTGAGTGAGAATCCAGACCTCGCAGAACGGATTACAATCACCATCAAGCCCAGTAAGCTGACGCAGAGCAAGACCGCCGAGCAGTAACTCGTCAAGTCTGGGGGCGGCGGGTGCAACCGCCGCTTCCCAGATGATTATAAACAATAATGACCGAAATGTCAAGGAGGATATAATCATGAACAATACCAGACGTAAGTCCATCAAGCATATTTGCGAAAGACTTGATGAACTGATGCATGAAATTGAATCTCTGCAAGACGAAGAGCAGGACGCTTTGGACAGCCTCCCGGAAGGTGTTCAGGAAAGTGAACGTGGGCAGGCAATGCAGGAAGCTGCTGACAACTTGGAATCTGCAATAAGCAGCATACAGGATGCGCTTGATTATCTGGATGACGCGATGGATTGAGCATATAGACCATCTAACATTTAGACTGTGACGACAGGGATGGCGATATAACCCACAGAAAGGAAACTGATCATGGAAAATATGAAGTATAGACCCCTTGCGAATCCAGCTGCATATCGGCTTGAAGTCATTATCCGGACTTGTGCGGAATCTATGGAAGGGTTGCATGCAGTGGACGGGTTGATTTGGACGCTGTTGGACGGAAAACGTATTAGCCACGATGATAAGGAATATCTTGAAAACCTTGTCCGTGAATATATGAACAAACACTTTGCAAGTAAGAGTGCCGACAACTAACAACGCTGCCCTATCGGCTACACGGGGATGGAGGAAAAGAAACATCATGACCGAGAAAGAAAAGAATGCCCCACAGCTTAAATACATGAAGAAGACCATCCGCCGATTCACGGTGGACTTGAACCGCAACACCGAGCCTGAGCTTCTGGAGTACTTGGAGAAGCAGCCGAACGTGGCAAAGTTCATCAAGCAGTTGATCCGCGCGGACATGGATGCACATAATGACAAGTGAGATTGTGATTGGAAAGCAAAAAGGGAGAGGCGCGAAGCCCCTCCCTCTTTTGTTACTCTTATTTCAGCAGTGCAGTCCATGTGTTCTTACCAACGATGCCGTCCACCGTAAGCCGCTTTGCACGCTGGAATGCTTTCACAGCTGCCGCCGTTGAGATGCCGAACTTACCGTCAGTCTCGCCGTTGTAATAGTCCATCGCGCTCAAGAGGCGTTGCAGTGTCTTAACCTGTGCGCCTGTACTACCGTTTCTCAATGTCGTCAGCGTTACCGTGACCGCCTTGCCCTCTGTTTTGCCCGCTGATGCCGCTCCGGGTTCTTTTGAGGGTTCTTGCTCATCTTTTGTTGTGGGCGCTCCTGTGCCCGTTTCTGTGCCGATATTGCCATACGCAGGACGACCATACCCAGCAAGGCGGTTATATGTGTGGCTGTACTTCTTTTTCGCCACTGCACCGCCGTTGGCGACAACGCCGCTTGCGCTGGATGTGTTGCCCTCAACCGTGTAGACATAGGTGCTATCCACCTTGTAAACAATGCCGGTGTGCGAAATGCTGCTCTTATCCTTGCTGTAGAAGAAAATCACGTCACCAGCCTGTGGATTGCTTGTGTATAACTGTCCTTTTGCCTTGAAATATCTGCGTGCGAATTTACAGCCTGCGCCGCAGTTGTTCGCAGCGTTGCTCGGTTGACACAGCAGTGCAAGCGCAGCCGCCTTGCCATACGCCTTGAAGAAGCACCATGCCACAAAAACGGAACACCAAGCAGTCCCTTGTTTGCGCCCATTGAAAAAGCGTACATCTGCAAGGTCGCGTGCATACTTGGTATAGTTTTTGTTCCCGGCGTTCGCCGTTTTCTCGTCAAGCTGCTCAGTTGTTGCCTTTTCCAAGTAGCCATCCTCTGCCAGCGCGATGTCGATTACCTTTTGTCGGTCAGATGCCATGTTGATTCCTCCCTTTTGATACGAAAAAAAGAAGGCGGATTGCTCCGCCTCCTCCATGGTTACAAGATTTCGTTCGACTTCTTGGGCTCGGTGTAGGTCAATGCCTGCGTACTGTCAGCCATACCCTCCGTGGTTGGGTCAGCCACGATGCCGAGGATAGATAGCACGGCGAAGAGTGCGTTGACAACCGCCAGCAACTTGTTCCCCAGTTCGCCAAGGTCAATGGCGAAGCCAAACACGGCAGCCACCACCTGCACAAGCAGCAATACCGCAGGGATAAGAGCAATCCAGAAGTTCTTGTTTTTGATTCGGACAGTCCAGTTAATGTTCATTTTCATTCTCCTCTCTCATGTCGTTCGGTGGGAAGTGCCAGAAATTTCGTGTGGAGGTCATCCATCACGCCATTTGGTCCTTTGATAGCGTGATACTGAACCCACAGATTCTCAAAGTTCTGCTTGGCATAGAGAGGTGCAAAGCCTCGCTCATGCCATGTTTCATATTCGGAAATCATGTTTGCTCGGAGCAGGGCTTTCACGCCCATCCTCACACCCTTGATCTGGTTCAAAAGGTACTTAAGACCTGCCAGCAGCAGGGCAGGCACACTCAGCAAGCACAACCATTGGTACAAGTTCATGGGTATCATCCTCCTTTGTTATCCGCCATATGGGACAAGAGCGCCATCCACAGCGCGTTGAAACTGGTATGGTACAAGGATGCCGCCTTCGGCATGGTAAAGCTGGTACGGGACAAGCTCCCCGTTTTCCGCGTGGAGGATGCAATTGTCTACTGTCTCGATGAGCAGATACACATCAGAGAACGTAACCTCGCTCCTGTGATTGGTTTTCTCAACCGAACCGTGATTTGTATGGAGAACCGGCATAATCTGAAAAACGAATGGCACGATTATACTGGTAGCACCTTCTTCAATTTCCACAGGCACAGCGGCTGTTGTTTTATAAGAGCATCGCATCCCGTTGATTGTACAGACAGCGGCGGCAAAAGCCGAATTACTCAGCGTTGCGTACACTGTCGCACGCCGAACCTTGGAAGCAGACGGCAGTTCAAAGGCGAAGGTAACACTCTTTACATCCTTTGTAGCGCTGGTTGTATAGCGGTTGATGAGTGCACCTGTTCCTTCCTCGAACTCCTGTATACAACTGTATGTCGAAGCGAGGCTTAAATCATCAACGCTCACTTTGATTTTCGCCACAGCTTACACCTCCGACTTGATGAGATACCACTTGCCATCTGCGACAGTCGCCGGTGTCGTTTCGCTGATGATAATGTCTCCCAGATTCTCCAGTGTGACACCAAGTGCTTCTCGTGCTGCCGCAGCTGTTTCCGCTCCTGTGCCGCCGCTTGCAATTGGCACGATTCCATACAAGTCCTGCGCAGAAGCGCGCTGCTTGTCCACTGTCTTCCAAGTGCCGATGTTGGCATAAGCGGAATCGTATTGTAAAGTGACGGGTCTCCCAGCAGCAAAGAAGGACGCGCTTCCGGGGCTTGTCATAGCAGCCGTGTTGAAGCTGAGCGGAATGCGGACAGTCTTTGCGCCAAGGCTGTTGACGTTCAGCGTGATTTCAGTAGATGTGCTTGCGATGTTTGGAACAATCACAATCGTCAGACCGTTTTTTAGCTCCGTCACGCCTTTTACGGTTGCAGTATATGTCACGCCATCGGTGGAGGCTGCCGCAACAATCGGTGCCCCACTGCCACCTGCGTCTGCCAATTTCGCGGCAAGTGTTTCCGAGCTGACATTGGAAAGCGTGGTATCTGCTGCTCCGATTTTCGTTGCTGTGATATTCACGTCCTTGCTTGCGGAACCGTTGAATGTCCACATGCTCGTTCCTTCGGATGCGCCGCCATTGAATCGAACGACCATGCTTTTATCAACTTTTCCGGCTGATGTGGCTCTGTTGGCTGATGCAACCTGCTTCTCACTGTCTGCCGTGTTGTTGACTTTCCCAAGTCCAATTTGTGCCGCCGTAACACCATGCGGATTGCTTTTACTGTCGGCGTGTCCAGACAGCTTGTTTTGCAGTTCGGACAGGCAAAAGCTTACGCGCGTCCAGAACCAGTTGAAGAACGACGCAGGCGGCTTGTATCCTGCTTCAAACCCTTGTTCTTTCAGCGAAGCAGGCGGTTCAACACCCGGTGCGCTCCAATCAGGAGCTTTGTTGTTAAAGTCCATCGTCTTTTCCTCCTTCTTTGCTTTTGCCCAGAATCATTCGACCAATAGATGCCTTCCCCAGAACCGCAGTGTAAAGGCTGGGAGTTTGCCCAGACGAGTTGGGGGTGCTACCGCCAACAAGCCCAAGGTATCCACCGATTGACTGTGCGTCGTCCGCGAAGCCCTTCTGCGCGTCATACTCCAACGTCGTTCCACCGGAAAACTCGAAAGTACCGGAGAAACTGATAGATTCGAGCTGCACACCAACAGGGACAAGGTTCTGAACAATCAGAATTGCTGTGGTGATGTCGATGTTGCTCTCGTTAAGTTTCGCGATTGGCAGTCCTTCGACCCTCAGTCTGCATGGCTCCTCTGGCTCTACAAGCGAAATATCCGATGGATTGCAGTTAAACGTTACGCAGAGCGCACTCATCAAACTGTTATAGTCCCCGTTACAGAAGTTCCGAGTAATCTGGTTTTTAATCAGGATTCGATACTGCTCATCCGTGGCTTTTCCTCTCGCCTGCGAGACCATATCGCCGTACAGATCAAGCGTTTTGCCGTATGCCTTGTCAATGTCCAGACTGTCATAGATGGCGTTTACTGCATCGCTTAACGCACGGACTGCGTCACATTCAATGCCAAGCAGTTTCGCGTTGTTAGAGTCGGAATTCTTGCGATATGCGTCTGGAAGATTCTGCTCCGGCTTATCGCGGATAAATTGCGTAACCATTACGCAACCACCTCCACATGCACATTCGCGCACACTGCAACGCCATATGCCGGAACAGAAACATTTTCGGTGCTGTAGGTGTTTCCACCATCAGTGGACAATTGCAGTATTGTAACTTCCGCAACGCCTACAACTCCGTAAATATGTCCGTAGATGGAGGACAACACAAGCGAATTGCCAATACCAAGTCCGTTGATGTAATTGGCAATGTTCTGCTGAACCAGCACAATTCCATCGTCTGGGAAAGATGTTGTTGTCTTGATTTTTGCCTTTACCGTAATGCCAACACGCGGCGCGGGGGAATAGTTGACCACCCGCTCTGATCCGGTTACATCTGTGATAGTGACTGCCTTATCGCCAACCGTCTTAATGCCGACAGGACGCTTGTCGAAAATTGCTGATGCAATCTCCTGCTCGTACCCATCACCGCCAAGAACGTAGCATTCAAAGCTATGCGGCGGGCGACCTTCTGAATCTTCCGTGTCTTCGTTGTTCGCAATGACCTCAGCATATTTCACAGTCGGGACGCGAAGCACGGACGACCTGATGGCATTTTCATTGCAACTGCCTGTGCCTTCAACGGCAGCAGAGAAACGCAGACGGAGGTCAGCGTCGCTTTCCTCATCCGCACCAGCAATCAAAAGGCTCACGCCCTCCACGCTATCAATGCTTGCATCCGGATTTACGATTCTGTGTATGGCTGTCGCACTGGCGATGTTCCCAATTGTTCCAGCTTCCGTGCAGCTCACCTGTACAAGGCAAGTGCCGTCGTTCCCAATTGTATTTTCAGCCGTTGTCCAGTAGGTGAGTTCGGTGTCGGTTGAGACAAGAAAGCCAGCTGGAATAACATATCCTGCTGTTCCCTTCACTCTGACACTGTATACGGCAGACAGCGCGGGGTTGCGCGAGATACCTGCAAAGATGAGCAGACGGTCGAGACTCTGACCGGATGCCGTGTTCGGAAATCGTGCATAGTAGACTTTCTCGATTTCTTCCTCTGCAATAGCCTGATCGTATGCGTTGATTCGAAGATACTTGCCCAGTACAGACTGATCGCTCGTGTCAATGTCCTCGCCAAGAAGTTCTTTCGCTCGCTGGATTTTTGCCTCCAGAATTTCCGCATAATTTCGTCTCTGGTAGCCTTTCTCTGTTAATCCCATGCAATTTCACCTCCCACTTCTTCGCCGTCTGCATTGCGTGCCTTGAACACGATTTTCGCTATGCGGGCAGAATAATCCGCAGTATAGGCAAATTCCGTGAGATTGAACGTGCTGTCCACTTGATGAAGACCACGTTCAATCTCATAGCGCGCAAGTTCATCACCGACGTTCTTGCCAAGCAGATTATCGAAATCAACCCCTTGTTCCCAATCGAAGAACCATTCTTTCAGGTTGGTGCGCAGCACCGCACAGACCTTTTGCTGCAACAGATTGTCGCCAACGGCAAGGCTAATTGCACCGTTTTCAATCAGCACATCCCCATTTTCGTCCATTGCAAAGCCCTTCATGCAATCCGTCCCCTCCATCAAAGAATGCCGACAATAATGCTGTCTGAAATGCTATGGCGACCAGCTGGGGGAAGCGAATTTCCACCGCGCCGTGCGTCGGTGATGTCCCTGTCCGCGCAGATGCAGGCTACAAGGTCGCCTTTCTCAATCTGTACAGGCACAGCAATCTTCTGACTGTTTCTTTCCCCATCCGCGCTAACAAGGTATGTGATAGTTTGTTCCTTGATTTTGTATCGGCACGCAACCGGCACATCGGAAACGACGGCTTGTGTCTTTGCGACCCCATCGTTTTCTTTCATAAGACCAAGCGGTTGCACCTTGGCTGTCACTCCATCCGTCCAGATTACTTTACCGATATATCCGCAGTGCAAGTCCATCAGCTTCTTCTCAATCGCTGAATTGACAAAGTTCATGCTGCCCACGCTATCACCCCCTATCAGTACATTTTTGCAACGGTAACAGCTTCATCTGGCGAAAAGCGATGTTCGCCGCTACACACCCGAAATGTTCCGGTTGCATTCTTGCTTGTCAGCTTGACAATCGCACCTGCATAAAGGCGATGCTGAAGCAGCATTTCAACCTCATGTCCGTCAATTGTATCCGTATAGTCCTCGGCGGTGATTTCTTCCTCGTAGTCGCTTGGCGATCCAATCATGCCGGTCTCGACAGATACATCAAAATTCAGGTTATCCCCCTCCTTGATGTACCGAGCATAGATTTTCCCCTTGCTGACATAAACGGATATGCCGCAGACTTCTGCGTATTTTTTGATGTTTTCCATCAAGTCGCCGTCAACCGTCTGCGAATCTTTATAGGTGTAATCCCTTCGAGGACTAAATACCGCGACCGGAATCCCAGTTTTCTCAATCAGTGTTTTCAGAATATAGCTTGCTTGGGAGTTCGCTGCAAAGGACATGCTTTCGATGCTGTGGTCTTTGATGTCGTCCATCGCGTAGATGGTCGTCGCTTTGTCCACAGCATCATGCTTTGTTTTTACTTTTGAGATGTACCCTTTGAAGAGAATCCCTGTGTCGCCTTTGTAGCCTGCTTCGATAGAGATTTCCGCGCCTTTTTTGAGTTGCTTAATCGTATTGTCGGACAGGTTATAGACGATGATTTCTGCTTCATTCGGTTCAAGGTCATCATCGAATGGAACTGTAAACTCCAAGTCAAGCGTTTCCGAGTTGATTGTGACTTGACCGGTTCGGACGATAGCAATGCTCCCAAACACACCGTCTGGTCGAATGTCATAGGGTTCCTTCCATGTCTCAAACGCCTTAACCAGAGCTGAAGTTAGCTTGCTGTCATGACTTTGCATAACAGCCTTGGAGTATGCGTCATTCACCAGATGCTTCCCCCTCTCCGTTGTCAACAATCATCAGAACCGTCTGCCCCAAATTATCGAAGGTCACAGCATTGCTTCCACCGCTTGGGTTTTTCGGGATAATCTCCACTGCGGGAAAAATACCAGCCCTATATACATCGCTCCATAACGGCTTGCCGTACACAATTGGCTCTCCTGCACAAATTAGCTCATTGTCCCGGTAAAGGTCAATCGTGAAAAGTTCTGCCGTCGCGTTGTAGTTGAAGTGCAATGTAAATATCTCGCCAGCAAGCTGGATGTTGCACGTGTACGGCAGCAAGTCCTTGTTGATTTCCAATACATCCGGCGAAGTCATTTACATTCCCCCTTTACTGCTTGTATCCCATCAGAAGATAAGCACCGACTTTCAACGTTGTCGCATTTCCCGGCTTTGAAAAAGCGTTCGGGCTGTTGCTGATAACCCAGCCAACAGACTTGCCCAAATAACTGTACTGCACTACAAGTTTGTAGACTGTGTCGCCGCTTTTGACTTTGTGATAGACTGGGTACATTTTTCCAGTAGCATTGCCAGTCGTAGCACTTGTTTTGTTGCTTTTTATCTGCTGTGTTCCAGCGTTGGTTGTGCCGCTTGTACCTGTGGAAACGCATCCATCAATGTTGCTTCTGTCCACCCAGCCATACACCATGCCGCCATCGGTTGAAATCAGATGGTACTTGTGAACCGACCAAGATGCTGTGCCGATTTTCGTCACCTTGCAAGTAGATCGTCCGCGTGTAGCAGCTGCTTTCTTTGCATCTGAGGCAACATACACGCTTCCGCCTTTGAAAAGCACAATTGACCCAACCTTGATTTCGACATTTTTCTTGGCTGCTTCTTCTTTTTCCTTGTCGCTTGCCTTTTTCGGCGTATATGCACTTTTGGCAATGCGCACCTGCGTCAGCGTCATGGAAAAGTCTGCGCCGCCGTGATTGGTGTTCGGATGGGATGTTTGAAAAGACTTGATTTGCATGGAGGAAGCCGTGTTTCGCCCCTTGTATAAGACGAGAGAACCGGCTTCCTGCCATGCTTTTATTTGGGAAAGGACTTGCGCCGCCTTCATGTTGCCGTAGTCAACAATTTTGCCGGAAAGCGAAATAGAGAGTGCTTTGGCTTTCACCGTGTCCGTTGTCGGAACACCTTGCTCAACGGGGTGGGAGGTCGCATCGACCTCCCGCTCCGCGCTTTCCTCAGTGACATGAATATACAAGCCATTCAGAATTGCCACGCTTACACCTCCCGCATAACAGTATTTTTTCGGTCAAGGCTTGCGAAGAATTCCTGCATGGACTCGTTCACCCACTGCTTGACCCTCCGCGCCGTCGCTCTGTCATCCTGTGTTCCGCTGATAGTCAGGTTGAAAGCCGGAGCAATGGTCGTGTACTCGCTGCTTGTCGTGCTGTTGTTTGTAACAGTGCTTCCTTCGGATTCTGGGCTGTAACGGCTGCTGTACGGGATAGACGCAGACCCCAAATCCGCAGCAGTTGCCTTTAGGTCGGGAATCTTGCTTTTCATACCGAGGTTGTAGCCTTCACCGACAAATACGCCAGACTTGTACGTTTCCTTGGAAGGCGAACTGATGTCCATCTTAACATCGAATGCATCCTGAATCGCCTGAGCGATAGACTGAGCCGTTGCAACCAGTGTGCTGCGCTTGGATTCCATGCCATTGTTCACGCCATCCATGATTGCCTCGCCTGAGCTGTACATGGCGGTTGCCGTGAGCTCAAGCAGTGTTACGATTTCGCCCAGTTTATCAGAAAATTTCCCTTTCAACTCCGTCAGCCTTGTTTCGGCAGTCGTGACAAGATTGCTCAAATTCGTTCCGACCGTGCTGTCAAGCGTTGAGAGTGCAGTTGGCAATTCACCAACTGTACTCAGTTCCGAAAAGAAACCTTTCAGCTTATACAGTTTTAGATTATTAATCTTCGTGAAGAACGTTTCCGCATTCGTGGCAAAGCTCGACAGCCCTGCGCCCATTGATTCAAGTTGGCTTGAACCGAGACCAAGGAAGCCTTTGCTTGCAGCATCGGAATCAATCTTGATGTTGCTCAATGTGTCGAACAGCGACTTGATTGGCGTGAAGTCAGTGATTCCACCAAGATTAGTGAAGAAGGACGCAATGCTTGTCGCAACGCCTGGGAGTTGCCCCGCAACATTAGTGAGCCCGGTTGTACTGTCGCCTGTGAACCAGCCGAAGATGCCGCCTTGTTCGGGCATTTGCTTGATTCCTGCCAGCGCGTCAAACAGCGCTGAAAGACTGGTATATGCCTCCGCTGGAATACCTGTGATTGCGGTAAGTGCTGCCATCATACTGGCACCGCCAAGGATCGCAACACCGTCTGCAATGCTCTGATAGTCCACTTCACCGGTGAACCACTGCATGATGCCGCCAGAATTCGGAAGAGCTCCGATTCCAGACAGGCAGTTGAACAGGTTCGTAGCCGCCGTGAATGCCTCTGCTGGAATCGCCTGCACTGCCGCAAAGAATGCGGTTGTTCCAGCCAGCGCATTCAGACCGGTTGCAATTCCTGTATAGTCCACCTCGCCCGTGAACCATTGCACAACGCCGCCGCTATTAGGAAGCAGACCGATGCCATTCAGACAATTAAATAGATTGGTTGCAGCGGTAAAGGCTTCTTCGGGGATGCTTTGGAATGTAGCAAATGCTCCAGCAGTTCCTGCCAGTTGGTTCAGACCGGTTGCCATCTTCGCATAGTCAACTTCACCCTCGAACCAGCCAACAATGCCGCCTTCCTTCGGCATAGCACTGATACCAGCCAAGCAGTTAAAGAGTGCTGTTGCCTTTTCAAAGCAGCCGTCCGGGAGGGTCATGATAGTGGTGAAGAATCCACTCAACCCCGTCGCCATGCTGCTTAGCTTTGTGCCAAGACCCGCATAGTCAATTCCACCTGTTATAAGACCAACGATTTTTTCCCCTGCAATTACGGCAATAAATGTTGCGAATGACGTTGCAAAATCGGACAGGCTTGCTGTATCCACGCCGCTGAACGTTTCAAACATGGGCTGAATCGAAGTTGCAAAGGAAGACAAGTTTTCGCCAATGGCTGGAAGCGAAGCAGTGATTCCTTCACCAATGCCGCCAATCAGCGAGCCAGCCATTTCACCAACGATTCGGCAGATGTCAGCCATCACTTGACCACCGCTGCTCATCAGTTCGGTGAAACCTTCTACTTTCGACAGCGCACCGAATGCCGTGGCAATGCCTGCAAAGCCTCCCAGTGCAAGTGCAATATTGGCAAGCCCTGTCAGTACCGCCGTAATAGGGATTGCGCCAATCAGACCTGCGAGACCAGCAAGACCAGCACCAACAAGGGCTGTCATGCCAATAATGAGAAGAATCTTCGCCGTTGTTCCAATATCGGAAAGCTGCGCCATGTACGGGGCAAGCCACATGAGGACAGCCGCCAATGCACCAAACCCGACGAGGGCAATTGCGATATTTGCAACGCCTTTCAGTACCGTTGCAACAGGGATACTGCCAACTTTACCAGCCAGCTCTGCCATTGCAGTTCCGATCAGACCAACGGCACCGATGACGAGCAGAACTTTCGCGATGGATTGCAAGTCTGATAACTGTGCCATGTAAGGCGCGGCAGCCATCAGCGCAGCGGCAAGAAGGCTCAAACCGCCAAGGATGATGGCAAGATTCAGGATGCCTTTCAGCGCAGTCTTCGGGTTCATCTTCGCCAGACCAGAAAAGAATCCGCCGCCAGCACCGCCACCTCCGCCGAACAGACTGCTGATTCCTTTGATTTTGTTAAACAGCTTAATTGCAAGCACGAGACCAAGGGCGGCGGGAATGATTTTTTTGATAAGGGCTGTATTCTCTGTGATGAGGTCTTTGAGCTTGGTAAAGAATTTTCCAACCTTGTCAATGCCGGGAATGTCACCGAACGCCTCGGAAATGCCTTCCCAGACCTGCTGCAAGATGTAAGGCAATTCTCCGACGAGTGTGCTGATGATGCCGGGAAGCGCAACAATAAGCCCCTTCACAAGAGCCGTAGCCGCCTTAATCAGCGGAGGAAGAAGCGTTTCGACGATTGTCGGCAGTTCTTTCTCAATGATTGGAGCAAAAGCCTCAATCAACTTGCCAACGCCTTCAAGGGCTTTCAGCAACGCAGGCATGATATTCTTGCCGAATGTTTTTGCGGATTCAATCAGGTTTTCAAGGCAACGGTCAAAATCGTCACCGCCCAGAATCAAGCTGGTCAAGGTGTTGCTCCATGCAGCTTTCAAGGAAGACCATGAACCGCTGATGGTTTCGCTGGCTTCCTTCGCAGTAGTGCCTGCGATGTCCATCTCTTCCTGAATCACATGGATTGCACTGACAATATCCGCGTAGGAAGAAATGTCGTATTTCACGCCAGAAATAGCTTCTGCATCTTTCAGCAACCGCTTCATTTCTTCCTGCGTGCCACCATAGCCCAATTTGCACTGTGTTATCTGCACTTTCATCCATTGATTGCGTTATCGGTGCAGTTCAGACTATCGCTTCACCCTCGCGGGTGTCTTCTCACTTAGTCGTTCACGCTGGCATTACCCTTGCGCCCTGTTGTCCCCGCCGGGAGTTCCAAGTCAATCAGAGAAGATTCGCGCATCGCCCTTCATTTATGCGGCGAGCGCCCCCATTGCGTTAAGGTTATCGAGCATAGTGTAGTTTTGCTTTGCAAACCCCTGATAAGCGTCCTGAATGCTGGATATATCTGTGCCCATCTTGTTGGCGTTGTCTGACATATCAATGATTGCCGTATTCGCCAATTCAGCCGCCGCTCCCGTATTCCCGCCAAGCGATTGAATCAGGGAAGCAGAGAAAGACGTGACTGTTTCCATGTAGTCATTTGCAGACATGCCAGCTGTTTTGAAAGCATCATCAGCGTACATCTGCACCGTGCCGGAGCTATCCTTGAACAGCGTATCAACGCCGCCGACAAGCTGCTCATAGTCTGCATAATTCGTAATGGATTTTGCGACCAGAGCACCAGCGCCTGCCGCGCCTGCAGCTATGCCTTTTGCAAGAAGTTTACCAGCCTCAACGCCAACCTTGCCCAGTGTCTTTCCGATGGATTTCAGACCGGAAACAGTTTTGTTGAATTTTTGCTCGGCTATCTTTTTGAGCTGCTTATGGGCATCTTCACCTTCGCGGTCGGTATCTCTCAAACTGTCGACAGTATCATCAATTCCGTCTGGGTTAATCCTATTTACGCTGTCTCTGATTTCGTTGATGCCTCTCGCTGCCTGCCTGCTCTCGTCTGTCATTTCATCGAAAGCATCACCGCCAATTCCACCGGTCAAAATGGTCTTGATTTCATCCAGTGCGCCTGTTAATCTGGTGAGTTCGGCAAAGTCGATGTCGAACCCCATTCTCACAACGTCTTCGCGCACAACTCCCATAATCATCCCCCCTTAGGGCAGTAAGAAGAAGCGGCAAGCCATGCTCACCGCTTCTTCTTCGCTGCGCGTTTTTCCGCCTCAATCTGCATGTCCAGCGCGTAGTTTGCCTCCATCACATCATTAGGCGACATGAAGGGCTTACCAAACACCGTCTGAAAGTCAAAGCCGCGATCAGACAGAACCAGCCGCCATAAGTTCCAGTTACTTTTTGCCCGCTGCTTTAGCTGCGTCTGCGTCAGCTTCGGCTCGAAAACTGCCCTGCATCACACCGCGAGCGAAAGAAACGACCTCATTGAACTCGTCCAGAGTATCGAAGTCATCAGGGGTCAGACCCTTCGGCTCGACAATGACGTGCTGGAAAAGGTACTCAGCCAGCTTCTCCACGCTGGTGGTAGACGTACCCTCGATGTAGGAAGCATCCACCGCTTTCAGTGCGACAGAGATGCCGCCAAACTGCGCAATGTACTCCTTGCCGCCAATCGTCTTCTTCACCTGATAAAACTTGCTGTCAGCCATTTTGATATTCCTCCTCATGTTTTTAAGTCGTTTTATTGAAAGCCGGAGAGCGTTTTTGCTCCCCGGCTGAATAGATTACTCAACCGTCAGGTCGAACACCTGAAAGACGAACTCCATGTCTTCAGCTTCCGCGCCGCGAGAGATTTCCGGGAAGGACTTGAGGGAAGCCATCGTGCCGCCAGAGCGTTCCCCCAGTTTCTTGTTGACACACCACAGCGGGAAGGGGTCGGACAACTTTGCCAGCCCCATCAAGAAATGCTTCTGCGGGCTGGTGGGCTGCACATAGACCGTAACGGTACCAAGGGTATTGTTGGTCTGAGATTTCACCACATCGCCCTGCGCACCGACAGACGTGGAGAAAAAATCCTCGTCCTTTTCGATGGAGATCATGTCTTCACCAAGACCGGTAATATAGGTGTTATTGACAATGACGGACGTATCCTTTGCGTCATAGACAGTAACATTGATAGCCATATTCGTTTGCCTCCTTAAACAGTGATCTCGCCGGTGATTTCGACCTCATGAATTGCGCCGGTCAGCGCAAAAGAGAAGCTGCCGCCGAGGTACTTGCGGTTGGCACGGTCGGTTGCCTTGGTGTCTTCGCGCATGGCGTAGGAAACCGTGTAGCCGGGAGTGCCGTCCGTGTTGGTGACAATCATGCCCTGATTATATGCGTCCTGCAACACGTCCGCTGCCACGCTTTCCAGCAAGGCGATGCCGTTGTTGTCATAGGGCACCTTCTTCGTGTTGTTCAACACCTTCTGGGTTTTGTAGGCAAGCTGCTGGATGATATAGTCTTCACTGTCGATGATGTCGATATATTCACCGCCAGCAACCTTTCCTTCGCTGGTAACATTGTCACCGGCTTTCGTTACGAAGGTGATGCCGCCCTTCTTGTGAATGGCTTCAATCTCGGAATCCGTCAAGTCCTGCGGCTTGATTCCGGAGAGAACCATGTTCTTGTAGGTGAAGCTGCCAGCAGAGAGACCAGCGGTATTGCCGACAAGTGCTGCGACAGGGACGGGGTAATCGTCCGTGGGCGTGCAATAGAACAGTACAGTCCGGCGCAGACCAGAAACGGTGATACTGGTTTTATCGTCCACGGGCAGATTGGCAAAGTACATCTTGCCATCCAGCGCCTCAACCAGCGTGCTGATTGCGGCAGGAGTGCTGGGAGATTCGCCGTCCGTCACAACAATGAGCTGCCGCCAGCCCTTGTCGGTCAGCATGGTATTTGCAAGAGCAGCAGTCGCCGCAGCAGTCGCTGCGCAGACAGCAATCGTCTTGGGCGAGTTCGTCTGGGAGAATAAGAGCTGCGCAGCCTTATAAGCAACGCTCGTGTTGCTGATGCCAGCCGACACAATCTCTTCGGTGTTGGAGACTTCGGTATACGCTACCTCTTTCTCCGCATTCTCAACAAGGATCAGCGGAACGCCGAAACCGAGCTGACCAACGGGCTTGGCGAGGTCAATGTTTACCTTCACGTCGTAAGCCATGATTTATTCCTCCTTGTTTAGGTATCCAGTTTATGAGCGATGTCAACGCTCTCGATGATGCCCGTCGTTTTCAACGGGTTTTCCGATTCATCATAAACATAGAAGACAACATCAAATCCATTTTTTCTTTCGTACTCAACCGTCAGAATATTGTCCCTGTTTGTGATGTCGGTTGCGCTCTGCACGGTGATTCCGTTGTCAGAAAGCCATACGCGCCCAGTATGTAGCAACCACTCCCGCGCTTTGGTGGCAAACAGTATGCTCTCGTCAAAGTCCTTGGATAGGAAAGACAAGCTCCAAATACTGCGTACCATAAGACGGTCAACTCCGTCCTCATGCTGCTGGTATGTACCGTTGTTTGCTGATTCGGGTGTCGTCAGGTTATAGGTGACATATGGATAGACGGGTGCTTTGGCAGTCTGATTTCCACGAATCACCGGTACGCCGAGGTATTCTTTCAGCCCCTGCGCGACAGTTGTCCGCATTTTGTTCAGGTCAAGCATTAGCGTTTTCCTCCCCGAAGACACTGACATATCGCAGAAAGTAGCTGTACACGCCCGTGAATTCGGCATTTTCAAGCTCGGATTCAATCATGTACTTCTGCCCCTTGTAAACCACTTCCGCACCCATGAGCGCTGCAGGAAGCGCCTGCTGCATGAACAAGCGCTTATCCTGCGCAGTGATTTTCCCCTCAGAGCGGAACACTTTGCTTTCCTTGAAGGCGATAATCGCGCCCGTATACTCGGTGCGTGTTTCCTTCCCGTCTTCCCAGTCACCAGCAGCATTATAGCCGCCGTCCGTGTAGGTGACGACTGTAAATGCGTTCGAGTAATCCAGAATCAGGCTGGAAAAATCAAAGTATTGTCTGCTCACTTGGCTTTCCTCCATGTGATGCCGCCGATCATGTCGCCGTTATCAACGAGTGGATTGCTGCTGCCTTTCCTGTCCACTGTGAACGGATGGTCAGGTGGTGCACTCAGCTCAACAGCATAGTTCTTAATGGCACCCGCAAGCTCCACCCCGGCAGCCTCATAGAGGGTGCTCTCAGACATTTTGCCGCTCGCCACGTCAGCAAGCATCTGGTTTATCTTCTGTTTTACCTTTCCCGCATTCTTGTCATAGCCGGTGCGTAGGAAGGAACGTTCCGGAATATGGATGTGCGTCGTGGTGGCTTTGAGGTGCAAGCCCTGACTATGCAAGAACACCCGCATCTTGTCAGTGACGGCTATATCGCATCCATACTCGTGTATGGATGCAAGCCATTTATGCTCACCATTCAGAACGCCAACATCAACGGCTGTGCCGTCGATAGCTTTCAGCCGCTTAATCATGTTCGGAAAGTCATTCCCCTTGGTTTTGTAGTTTACCTTCATTCCCATGCGTCACCACCGCCTCTTGGCAGGGAAAACACGCACCTGCGATTTCAAGTATCCTCCGAGCAAGCTATGGGCAAGCTGCCATAGTACCGTCGCCTTGTCTGTCGAATTGAATGACATGCTCAATCCTTCGATACTCTGACTTGCCACACCCTCCCGCAGGCTCAATGCTTCGGAGAATTTGACCACGAACAGACGCGCACATGCTGGGAGCGCCTTGATGCTTTCCGCGTCATCCTTGCTGAATTCCAGCGTTGTATGCTCCAGCATCCAATCCAAGGCTGCTTCCGCTTGAAGCAGCGCAAGCGCGTCGCCTTCCTGAACGGTGATGCCAGCAGCTTGCAGGATGTCAGCATTCATCACGCATCACCCTTCTTGCGGGCTCTCGCGGGCTTCTGGGCGGTCTCAGGCTTCGGGCTGGGTTCTTCCTTGCCCTTTTCAGCAAAGGCATCCCGCGCGGTCTCGGCGGGCTTCTGGGCGGTATCCGCGATGGGAGTATTTGCCGGGTAATACTTGCCGCAATACTTCACAGCATAGTTAAAAACGAGCATTTCAGCGCCCTCCTTTCATGTTGTTGCGTTCTCTGCTTATTCGCTGACCACCTGAAGCGCATAGCATTCGTCCATGCGCTCGAAAGACGGCAGCACGATTTCAGAGACGGTGGTCTTGGTGTTGACCGGATCGCTGGTAATCGTCACGCTCACAGACACGCCGGTGTTGACGATGGCGACGTTTGCCTGCCCAGAACCAGCCAGCGTGCGCTCCTCCGGCGTAGTACCGTACCACGTCTTGCCGATTGCGCCGTTAGGCAACATCATGACGATGTTGTCGGGATAGAACGCCTGCGCAGTGCCGTCTTCCTTCTTGAACATCTTGGTGTAGATGACAATTCGGACGTTCAGCGCTTCCTCCACGAAGTTCTGCACCAGCTTATCGGTGTAGAAAACGTTGGCAGTCACGTTCTGCGCCAGCACGCCGCTCTGTACCTTCTTGCTGTTTTTCATCAACTTAAAGGTCGCCTTGCTCATCAGCAGGACTTCGGGGCGGTTGCCAGAAGCAGCCTGCTGTGCATCCAGCGCCGCTTCGATGTCGTCCAGAGGGTCGCAGGTATCGGCTGCGTTCCACATGTCCGTTTCGGTCTCGATTTTCATGAAGTGGCTCTGCTTCCACGAACCGTCCGGGTCGTAGTTGTAGGAATAGTTGACACCGTTTGCGGCGACTTCAATTCCCATGCTGCCGTCAACAGGAGAAAGCAGCTGCATAATCATCCGCTCAGGTACTACGTTCGCGCCGTCAACCAGCGTGCGGGTGTCATCGAAGATGTTTTCCAGCACAGAGGCAGCGTAGGGGTCGTTCGTATCCTTGACGCGCATGATTTCCTGCTCATCCGCTTCCTTCACCAACATGCTCTCACGGAAAAAGGGCATCTGGGTTTCCGCAATGGAGATACCAACGCGGTCACGGAAGGTAGACTTCGCATCAAAGTTGGAAGGCATCAGGGAAACGGGCAGGCCCTTATGACCTTTGAGCCATTTCAGGTCAAGACCGGCTTTCTTCTGCGCCGGAAAGAAGCCGCTCCCAAGATATGCCTCTTTGTTGCTCGCAGCCTCCGTCCAGTTGGCAGCAATCGCTTCTGCGGTAAAAACGTCAGTCAATTTCATGTTGTTTTCCTCCTTGTTTCAGGATTAGTCCATGAACTTAATCATGGGGATGGACACGGTGCCCGCCGGGGCAACGGGTAACTTGGACTTCTTGATGAAGCCGTGAATCACGACGGTGCCGTTGGGGTTTTCAGCCTTCACGACATCATTCAGCAGAACACCGATAGCGGTCGCATCATTCTTCGGAATAATCGTACCCGCAGGGATAACGCCATCGCTGTTCGCATCAATCGCAGAGCAATTGTAGGGAATGGCGACATAGTGGTCATTGTGCAGAATCTCGTTGGAGCGAGTTACTGCGTTCGTGGTATATTTCATGTTATTTACCTCCAAGATAAGCGTCGAGAATAGACCGAGACTTCTGGTTGGTTGCCGCTGCATTCTTGCCCATGCGAACAGCAATGTTTTCATTCTTGCCGCCAGCATCCGCTGCGGTATCAGTACCAACGCCGGGAGTTCTCCCATTGGTCTTGAAAACAGCATCAACCTGCGACTTCACAATGCGTTTCACAAGGGCATCAAACGACTTGACTCGCTCTTTGATTGCTGTCTCGTCCTCGGCTATAACGAAATCAACAATCGCAAGAGATGTGTCACTGCCGTCATCCAGACCGGCTGCCTTGATTTCCTTGATAGCAATCAGGCGGTTTTCCTTTTCGAGAAGTGCCTTCTCGCGTTCGGCGATTTCCTTTTCCTTTTCTGAAAGCTCAAAATTCTTCAATTCGTCCGCGTCCATGTTTGCCTTTTTGAGCGTTTCGATTTCGCCGCGCAGCTTCTTGTTTTCGTTGCCGAGCTTATTGGTCGCACGGTCAACTGCCTTCTGAATCACCTCCTCGATGTTGCTGCCCTTGTTTTCGACTGGCTGCTGTTGTTCTGCCGCAGGCGTGCTTGCTGCCGTGTTGGTATGCTGCTCCGCTGCGGGAGTTCCAGTCGCTGGGGAAGTGATGGTCGTTGCTGCTTCTGCCATGTTGTTTTCCTCCTCGTTTGAGTTCCACATGTTCCCGTCATTGATGTCGGAAACATACAGCCCACATGATATATATGAGTCCACAGGTACGCGCCCACATTCCGAGTTCGCGTCGCTGCGTCCACCAAAGTTTGATGCCCAACCAGAATTGCGCTGGGGCTGCCTGACGTGCGTCAGCAAGCCAAGCAGAGCCGCTTTTACGGGCTACGGCTTATAGGAAAGGAGGGCACCCAATGAAGCCACGGGCTTTCGCCCGTGGTGGTACGGCTGGTAGGAGTCGAACCCACGACACACGGATTATAAGTCCGTTGCGCTACCGTTGCGCCACAGCCGCATAGAAAAGGCACCATTTTCGCGACCTCACGAAAATGATGCCTTGGGTATTACTTGGATTCGAGCGCCGCAACACGCGCTACAAGCGCGTCCAGCGATTCTTTGCTTGCCGCTCCGAGATTCGTCAGCGCATCTGCCGCATTGTCAGCCCCAGTGCCGCCGCTCTCGATAGGGGTTACACCGTATAAGTCCTGTGCAGATACGCGGGGCTTCTCCATCGCCTTCCAAACGCCGCCTGCATAAGTTGCATCATACATCAGGAGCAGCGGTTTGCCTGCGGAATAGAAGGTCGCAAGGCTCGGTGTCGCAGAAGCCACATTGTTGAACGTAAGCGGAAGCCGAATGCCGTGCGCGCCCAACCGATTCACGTTCAGAGTAGGACTTGCTGATGCTGAGTTCCGAGCGGGGCTGATGGTGATTCTCATGCCATGTTTCAGTTCCGTAATGCCCGGAATTGTCACGGTATAAGACACGCCATCCGACGACGCCGCCGTATAAATGGCGTTCGCACGTTGACTGACGTTCTGCCAGAACCGGCGCAGTCCTTCAAGGGTAATGAAGGTCATGCTTCATCCCTCCGATCAGGCGAAGATGGCATCAATTTCTGCATTCGTCGCCGTCTCGATGGCAACAGTGCCGCCCAGCGCATCCCACGCCTCCCCAGTCCATGCGTAGTTGCCGCCGTCCGCCTCGACATTATACACGTCGCCCTCCGCAACGTTTGTGGTGGGTAGCGCGCCAACGTTGGCGACAGAACCCTTGTACTTGTAAACACCAGTAATGTCCGTCTTCTTGACGTAGTCGGCAGCATCCGTCAGCTGAGAGACCTTCGTGGGGATTGTGGGTCTGCCAGTCAAGTCGGAATAGGCGTGAGAATGGGAAGCAAGCGCATATGTCCCATTGTGGTTATGGTCACCGTCCGCTTTTGCGTCCCACGCGGTCTTCTGGGCGGCGGTCACATGGACAGCGTTGTTATTGCTGTGGGTATATGCTGCGTCGTAGTTGCCTTTCAGCGTCGCGGTCAGGTCATTGGTGGAAAGCCCCTTGCCGGAGACCTTGTCTACCTTGCCATTCAGCGCTGTGTCGATGTAGTCCTTCGCCTTTGTCCAGAAGCGGGTAAGACCGGTCAGATTAACGAGCTTGCTCATGATTCATTCTCCTTTATGCAAAAATTGCGTCGATGTCGGTGTCGGTCGTCGTGTCCTCAATCATCTCGCGCAACACGCGACCTTGATTCGCGGAAAGGGCAGCAGAAAAATCGTGGCTGTCCAAGTTGTCAATGACTTCAACGTTTTCGCCCATTGCTACTTCCTCCTGCACGGGTACCGAATTCGTTTCATGCTACAACCTCCGATGATGTATTTTCCCTCGCCCTTGATGGGCGCAAGAAACGCGATTAGGTGGTGCTTGCAGCTTCCAGAGCCGCTACACGCTCCAACAATTCATTCAGCTTTACATCGGTACGGCTGTAGCTTTCGTCGGTAATGTTGAGGAACTGGACAACGTTGTTCAGCGGATAGAATACCTGCAAGTGTGAAGTAGGCACTCCGCCGAGCGTCCCCTTGACCACGTTCACAATGATGTCGCTGGTAAATTTCAGATAGCGTCCTGAACCTGCATAAGGCGTGAAAGTTCCATTTAGAACGTAACTGCCGCCTTCCAGATCGCGCAGTACGACTATCTCGTCCGGCGTGTTGCTTTTGCTTTCGATGTACTGAATGGGCATTTTGCCCCATGCAGGCAATCCGTTCTTCACCATCAGAATCTTGCCTTCGTCTTCTTCGGTGATGTCCGGCAGCCTTACAACAGCCATCTCAGCATTCATCCCCTTTCTGATGATTCGGACGATAACATCCAGCATTCTGTTTCCTTCCTTTTGGAAGTCGGGAGATGGTCAGACTTCATACACTGCCCGCAGAACAACGTCTGAGCGGACACCTTGGTTGTTTGCTGCATGACCGACAATCTTGTTGTCATGGACATAAATCATCTTGATAATCCGGCTTTCCGTCGCCACGTCAGACTGATTCGCACCGATGTACCTCGGAACATCGCAATAGAACGACTTGCCAGCCCACGTTCCGCCAGAAGGATTCAATTTCGGGATGATGGTTGTTACGAAATCACCATCATTCGCCGTGCCGGTGCTGGCATCGTAGTCGCTCCACAGCAGCATCCAGCCTGTCCTGCACTCCGACAGCTTCTTAGTTGGCGTGACAGTTTGGCTGGCACTCATATAGTAAACACCGCTCCACAGAAGGTCGGGCAGTCCTTTGTAGAGTGCTCGCCATCCGCGCCATGTTCCAGCGTCGTGATACCCTGCATAAACGGAACCAGACGTGCCGAACGCAAGCACCCATCCATAATTCGTGGTGTTTTCACCAGTCTTGTGGATGATGTAGCGGAAGCCCTCCGTGCCGTTCGGCGCATTGGTCGTTCCTGCCGATGTGCCACCTCGTGAATAGGCAGTATACATGCCTGGAGCAAGCGCGGTCAGCTTTGCGACGACATCCTGACCCGTCCACGACACATACACATCGCCGTTGTCTTTGGTAATCGTCATATCTTTCGATGTGATGACCTTCGCCCAAGAACTCCAGCCGTAATCGCCGATCTTTGTGCGGGTGTATACCTCGTGGTCGGTTGAGTTGATGCCGCCGTGCCTGAGCCAGAACTGCTTGACCGTCTGCGTCGTCGGGTTGCTCGTCCACGGAACGACAACCAGCCAGCCGTTGGAAGTCCCGGAAGGTCTGTTGACGGGCTGATTCGCAACGGAGAATGAATAGACCCCTGCAACCGCGTAATCGTTCAGATTGGTGTTCGCCTCTGTCACAGGCGTAGTGCCGTGAACATGTGCTGCCGATGCAAATGCAGAAGCATGTTTCCCATCCAACGTGTCTGCATTGCCACCGTTTGCAGGGAGGGAAGCAGGAATACTCGGAATGGTGGGCTTATTGGTCAGGTCATTGTAGCTGTGCGTGTGACCAGAAGCGGCATACCCCGTATGCGTGTGGTTTGTGGCTGCATAGCCGCTGTGCGTATGGTTCGCGGCAGCGAAACCAGCGTGCGTGTGGCTCTTGGGAGCATAGTCAGTATGCGAATGTCCCGCCGCTGCGAACTCCGCAGCATGTTTTCCATCTACTGTGTCGGCGTTACCACCGTTCGCCGGAAGCGACGAAGGGATGGTGGGAATCGTTGGTTTATTCGTCAGGTCGTTGTAACTGTGACTGTGATTCGCCGCCGCGTAACCCGTGTGAGTATGGTCAGCGTCAGCTTTGCCCGTTTCCAGTGTTTCAATGTCACTTTCGATGGCATCAAGGTCATCAGTCAAGCAACGGTTTCTGCTCGTATCTCGCCAGATTTCGTTCGTCGAGTAAGTAGGGGAGAAGTTGGGATTCGCCATACTGTCTACCTCCATAGACGGTCGAAAAGGAAACATACAAAAAGGACTGAATGAATTCAGCCCTTTATTTCCAACAGAAAAGCGCTCCGCATCTCTGCAAAGCGCTAATGTATGTTATTCAGGCTGGTAAAGCTCACACTTGCCACCTTCCCAGAGAACTTCATCCGGTTTATTCTCGAAAGCATGGCATGTGCAAAACTTATACCTTTCAACCTTCTCGCCTCTCACCTCAATGGTGTTGAGCCGAAATTTGCAATTTCTACACTGGATGTCACTATCAGGTTCCCGTGTGCGGAAGACTTCGTCTCTGTCCATGACAATGCCCCTCCCATAAATGGATAATATATTCTACCACGTTTCCGCGATAATTGCAACTCCGTTACTGACCAACAATGTCAACATCAACATAAATCCGGCTTCCGGACTTTTTAACCTTAGTGATTCTAAATTTCGTGCCTCTTTGCAGTATAACCTCGAACTCACTACCGAAACTGCTCTGCCCTGTCTTACCATCCCAGTTTAGTTCTGCTCCGCTCCCGTATTTTGAAAACGGTTCAGCATAGATCATCTTTGTACCCTTTGGCGCATAGATGTTAAGAATCAAGCGACTGGAGAACCCGCTGCCCTTTGCCGCTGCCGTAGAAACAAACGCATCATCCGTTATACCTTTGTTAAGAAGTTTCAGTTTCAGTTCATCTTCGGAGTAATCTAACATTTTTTCCGGGATACCAAGGAATGCGGCTGCACCAGAATCACTTTCAATACCACGCTGAAGCCAGATGTCGAAATCGTACTTGCTCTTGTTGATGAGGTTTGTCAATTGCTTAATGCCTTCGCCGTTTCCCTCATTGTTAAGGTCAACGTTGCCCGCCCCTTTGAAGTTGTGCCAAGAGCCATCATAGCCGCGCAGAGGGCGGTTAAAAGAACCGCTCCCAGCTGTATACTCGAATGCAGCCTTGCGTTCTTCCGCCCGTGCAGCTTGCCATGCAGCACCGGTATCAGGGCGCAGCACCTTATCCGCACGAGGCTTTGCGTCGGAACCAGTGAACCAGTATGCCTTGTCCTTTCGTTCCTTGGAGAATTTATCATCCAGTTCAAGTCCGTATCGCTTCTTGATTTTAGCAAGTTCATCAGCTTTGTCGTTCAGGAGTTTCTCCAGCCTCTTAATCTCCGAAGGATCACCAGAGGGGACTGCAGCAAGACTTTCGAGCTTCTTCTTGAACGCGGTTTTGGTAGATGAGAAGTATGTGCTACCATCAACAAGACCCTTGATTGTGGAATCAGCGTACTTTTTCAGAATGGCGTCAAGTTCATCATCATCTGAATTAGGAAGGATGACCTTCAACGCATCTTTGAGCTGCTTCTGGTCATAGTTTTTGACTTTTGTGCCCATTGAGACCTTTTTCATGACTGGCGATTTGAGATTCGTTATTTTTTTCGTCAGGTCGTCAATGTCTTCCTGCATTTTCTTCGGGTCAATGCCGCGAACCTTCATCAACTCAAGTCTTGTGGCTTTGAGATTATCCGAAACACTATCCAATGACTTCTCAATCGTTGTGAGCTTGTCCTTTGCGAGTGCGTATTTTTTTCCCGTTTTCTCAAATTCATCGCAAAGTGCCAGCATGTCCGTCTTGCTGTTTGCTTGAAAATATGCTTTCTTTGCAGGGAGGCGCTCTTTCAGTGCTTCATAATCCTTCGCAGAGACCGGATTCTTCCAGATGTTCGCAAACTGTTTTGAATCAAGCTGCTGCATTTCATTTTCAACGGCATTGTAGTCCGCTTTCAGCTTACCTTGTTCGCCAATCAGCGTCATTTCTTTTTTGAGCGTCTGCTCTTCCAATACGGCAGGCGACCCTGGAAAATGTTTTCCCGTCTTTGCAAAAAACTCCGCATCGTTCATCATCTCATAGGACACATAGCACCGGCAGTTGATGTCATGCCCAGCAATGCCGCTCTGACCCGGCGCATCGGCTTTGTTGCCATCGAGAAGGTCGAACGGTTCATCAGCGAGCACCGTCTGCCCTTCCAGCTTCATGTGGTTTGCGCCATTGCCCATCTTGGTAGACCAGCCCTTTTTCCCCCTCCGGCGGCGTTGTGGGCGCACACGCTCGTCCTTCATGGTATGCCACGTCTTGCACATGCGCATTCCCGTTGTGCCGTTCTGTAGTTCCTTATCTACAGATTCAGCAGCATCCTTGTTTCCTGCTTCTCGGACGCGGTGTGCTTCCGTGCGGGCAATCCGCATGGCGTTCTTATATAAGCCGTTCTCTTTATCCAGTGCGACATTGATTTTCTGGGCAATCGTGGCGTACCGGTCGCCGTTCATCAGTCCGACTGCAACTGCCTGCTTGATGTCGTACACGATGTCCCGGTGGTTCTTTTCGAGCGCGACTTCCATGATTGGATTCTTGACTACCTTCCTGATCTGCTCTGGTGTGATTGCCAAAGCATCGGCAAACGTTTCGTCAAGACCAGCACCTGCCATGACTTTATCAACGCCCTCAATCATGCTCTTGTAGCTCAGCTCGTAAGTATCGTTTACAAGTTGGTGCAACTCCTTTGCCACTTTGGGCGTAGCAACGGATACGCGCTTCTCGATTTCTTCAAGGAAGCGGGCATCATAGCTTGCCTTTTGTAGATCGGAAAAGGACAGAGAGCCATCGCCTGCCGCATACTTTTCATGTACATCAGCAATGTAGGATTTCAGGTCTTTGAGCAGCTTCCTGAACTCCTTGCGAATGGCTTCTTCTGCCCCTTCCTCCCGATGCTCGGCAATACGGCGTGCCTGCGCCAGATAGTAGTCAAGGTCTTTCGCCACGCCGTATCACCTCCAAACAATTATGATTTCTCGTTATCAATGCTACATAGATAAGCTACTCACTGCCGCCGTAGACGCAATTGCTTCCTCCAAGCGCTTAATCACAAGGATGGCATCGCGCTGATACGTCACCGTCGCGCCAGCGCCATCACTCACGCTGATGGTAGTCGTCGGTGCGTAGGTGGTCAGCGCCTTGTACGCGGCGATTTCAGCGGCGGAAAGAGCGGTTTCAATGGGGGAGGCAAGTGCTGCCCAGACATAAACATCGTTCGCATCAAGGAACGCCTTGAAGTCGGAAACAGTCGTCGTGCCTTTTTCCGCGTAAGCAAAAGCAATAACTCGGTTCTTGATATCGAAACCCATACCGCCTACCATTTCGTTGCTTTTCCGCATACTGAAGTGCGTGCAGAGTGCGCTCGACGCGCAAGTGCCACCGAACGCCGCGAAATAGCGGTCAACACTCTTTGAACTCGCTGGCTGCCATGACATGGCGGATGTCAGCTTGATTTTGGTGATGCGCTGCACGCGCACCCCGCGTGCTAAATCCACCTCATCGCAGACCCACTGCTGCCCGCTTTCATCCGTGTAGTTCCCGCCGGATGTGACCGGGATGCCCGGAAGTGCGTTCGGCGTTTGCAGCGTCAGCGTCTGCGATTCGTTCGCGCCGTCCGACACCGTGACTGTCACCGTCCCGCCGTCACCCGCGCTGACAATCGGCACAGGCGCGGTCGGGGTTGGTGTGCCGTCCTGCGTGCTTTTGCCCCAGACGCGCAATCCCATCAGGGGAGCGGCGAGCGCGTCCGAGACAGACACAGACGTACCAGATGCGCTTCCGACAAGTTGTCCGCTCATACTGCCGCCGTTTCCGCAGGCTTCCAAACGCTTGTTGATTTTGGAAAGTTTTGCTTCAAGCGTTTCACCGTCATCATCCATGACCGCCTTAGGATGCGTAACAGGCATAATCTGCTGCCCGTTCTGATACAGTGTTTTTATTTTTG